TAGAACTCACACTTACAATCCCAAGCCAACCGGGTGGGCCGCTTTCCTCCCTTGACAACCCAAACATGCCCAAAGTACAATGAGACGTATATCCGCACTTATACCGGAGCGATAAATGCCCATAACATCCGACCGCGTAATGTCCATAATCGAACTTGCAACCCACACCCTAGAAATAACAGACAAATCCCAAAACCTATTCCACCACATCTACGAGGACATACAATCCCTAAACAATATCCTCACGGATGACAGAGAAGGCGTGAAAGACCTCCTACTTAGCATACGCACATTCGCCGACACAGGAATGAGACTACAATTAGATCCCAAATCCCGCGACAACCTAATCGAAGAAAAATCCCGCTTCGAAATGAACTATAAGAAAAACAACGCCCAAAAATGGCGCAAACGCCTCCAGCGACAAGGCGTCCTCCCCGCGCCAAACCACAGACTTACAAAACCCTTAACCCAAAAGGAAATAGAAATCGAGGAACAACTAAAAATCCAATGGCACGAGGCCGAGACTGCAACCCCCGACCTCGACCTCTTATCTGAACCAGAACCAAACGGCCAAGATCACGAGCCAGTCCCCGACCAGCAACCCGAGGATTGGGAACGCTACGAGCACATTGGCCTAAAAAAGAAGGAAAGCTAAAATGACAAAATACTATCCCAATCACCGATTTGGCCAGCTAACCCTAAAAGAAAAATTCGGAAACCGTGCCATCGTAGTCTGTGATTGCGGCAACGAAATCGAAGTCTTTATGAGCCATCTAACACAAGGTGGAAAATCCAACTGCGGCTGTGACAAAAAATCCATAATATATTTCATCCAAGTCCAAAACTATGTAAAAATTGGACGGGTGGGAGACAATCGAGAACTTGCCAATCGACTAGGCGTAGTACAAACAAACTGTCCCTACGACGCCGAACTAATCCGCACAATATCCGGCGCGCGAGACACAGAAAAATCACTCCATAAAAAATTCCAATCCCTCCACAAACAGGGTGAATGGTTTGAGTACGATCCCGAAATGTTAACCTACAGGCCAGCCGCGAACTCTGAAACTTAGAAACTGGTAAGTCGAGTCATGCGCCAGACGCATAGCTCCTATGTGGAATGACCGTGGGTTGCCGCCGCGCTAACCTGCTAAGATACTAGACCAACTCTATTCACTTACTACCCTGGACTTAGGAAATGACAAGTACCAGACACCAAGTCGCCCCGGCGCTCTGCGCCCGCGATATCAGCGCCTAAATTCTATACTTACGGAGCTACAGATGCCAATCGTAAACCTCCACGCTCAAGTCTGCATCACCCAATGCCCAGAAACCAACAAAACCACCCTGGAAGTTCCCCTGAATGGTGGCCGCAAAACAATCATTCTGAATGAAAACGCTCCCGAGACCTGGGGCGCCATAATCAAAGCCGAACTCGACGCCGCCAATGCCTGGCAAAAAAAGATTTTCGACCGCGAGTTCGAAGCCAAAGTCGCCGCCGCCAACTACAAGCGCGAACTGGCCGAAAAAAAGGCCGAGGAATACTGGCCCCGTCATCATAGGATTTGGGACACTGCCGCGTCACGTCCCAACCAGGGAAAGGAATTTGCAGAAGAAAAATTCGGCGGCCGGAACCGCAACTCCAAAAAGAAAATCAAAATCTCTGATCTTCTCGCTCTGTAATCCTGAAAGGACATCCAGTGCTACAGACCCTAACCCTCAAGTTCGACGGCCACTGCCCCACAACCAGAGACTACGACCGCCCCACCATCCGCAAGTTCCGCGACGAACGTGCAATCGTGGAAATCTCCACCCACGACAACGGAACCCAATTCTACAGTGCCACAGTCCGGGGCCACCGAGTGGATTGCTGCACAAGTCTCAAGATGGCCATAGAACACGCGGCCACTGAAGCCGCGAATATCCAAATCAACGTCGTCACAATCAGGAACTTCCAATGAAAGCCGCAGTCGAAAAGCAAATTGCCCATCTAGAAAAAATGGTAATCACAGCCGAACGCTTGGCCGACAGTACCAATCCAGATACCGCCACCAGATACGAGCAGGCCATAGATAGCCTGGAAGCTGCAATCGCCGCCTTACAGGAAATTCCCGCCCTCTTTGACAACTAGCAGCAGAATACCCCAGATCGGAGGTTCTGGGGTCCGTCCGTAGGTTCCGTATCGGCGCTGATGAAGCAAACGGAACAGAAAATGAGGCTACAGACTATGGAAACCAAGATGGTACTGGTGATAAAAGCCAGAACAGAAGCCGAAGCGAAGCATTTCGCCCAGGCTCACAATATCCAAATCACAGACATCTGTGATATGGGTTTCAGATCCTATCGTGGCCGTACCCCTGCCACAAACGCCCTCGCAGTCCAGAAATGGTACAATGAGGACGGGGAATGCGAGCAGGGGAACGGCTATCCCCTGGGAACCCTCCTGTACTTCAACTTTGGGGTCTGAAAACATGTTAAGCACAGACGAACAACTCCGCGAACTAGAAGGCCAAATCGGGGTTCTGCCCTGGTCTGGCACTCTGCCAGAACGTACCGCCATATTGGCGGTCAAATCCTGGCTGGTCCTAAAAGGCATTCCCAAACAAAAAACCGACAACTCCAATTGGGAAAGCCTCGCCAAGTGCTACGCCATTAAAAACTACTTCAACGTAGTTGCTGGCAACCGTCCGCGCAATCCCAACTACAAAGCCGACCGCGCCATCAACCGTTCCCTACTAGAGGGTGACGATCAGGAGGCGGCTCCGCCGCCGTCCTACAATACAGACTACAACTACGACGCCATCAAAGAAGAACCCGCCCAAACCCAGGGACTTACAGCCCTGGACATCGCCCAAATCATGTCCCAGATCGAGGACAAACTCGAAAACAAGTTCTCGCACTCCCTGGACCGGATCGTAGACAACAAAGTCCAGACCCAAATCCGGCCCCACGTTGCGTCCATAACCGCAGACCTCATAAACCAATTCAACCTGGGCAAAATCAAGGTAGGCTTTTCGGACCAGGCCAAATCTGATCTGAAATCCCTAGTCCTACGCACGGCCCAGGACTTCCTTGCCCAGAACCTGCCCCCAAAAGAAACCATCATCAACATTCCACAAAAGAACATCAACGTCAATGTAGGGCATGTCCACCACGAGTTCCCGACCCTGCTACAGGCCCTATCCTGCAAGCTGCATGTCATGCTTGTAGGGATGGCCAGTAGTTCTAAAACAACCAGCGCATCAATGGCCGCGAAGGCTTTGGACATCCCATTCTACCACATGGGAGCCGCCGCCTCCGAGTTCAAATATGCCGGATTTGAAGACGGCCACGGCAAATACCACAGCACACCATTTCGGATGGCATTCGAGAATGGTGGTCTGATCCTTCTGGATGAATACGATGCGGGCATTCCTGCCGCGCAAATGTTCGTCCAGGCCGCCCTGGCCAACTACACTTGCCACTTCCCCGATAAAATCGTGGAAGCCCATCCCGATTTCATGTGTATTGCAGCCTGCAACACCTACGGCCGGGGTTCAGATCGGCAATACACATCCCGCAACCAACAGGACGCAGCCGCCCTAGACCGTTTCGTAGTCCTAGATTGGGACATCGACGAGGATCTAGAGGCTCAACTGTTTGGGGACGGTATGAAACACTACAACCCCAACGTCACAATAACAAAAACCCCCATCATAAATGGGACAAATACAATGTCGAGTGGAGAATGGGTCAGGCATGTCCAAAAGATCAGACATGCCATAAACGATCTAGGAGAACGCCATCTAGTCACAATGCGTGCCTCAGACTTTGGCGCCCGCCTCCTATCTTCCGGTATGACACTTTCCAAGGTAGAGCAAATGTGCATTTGGAAAGGCTTAAACCCGGCCACAATAGAAAAGATCCAGCACGCCGCTGGTCTAACCCAAAACTAGAAAGGACCACTACAGATGCCCCGCAATTCAAACCGTAAAGACCAGGATGGGCGCACCCATTTCTGGACCCACTTCCTCGACTGGCGCGAGTTTCTTACCGCCTGCCAAGCCCCCGCAGAATGGGGCAACGTCGAAGACCTGACCCACACCTTACAGTTGGCCAAATACGGCTGGCCAGAAGGCAGGAAACTATTCAAGACCATAACCGAGAAACTGAACCCAATGGAAAGCCCATTGCGGAACATGAAACACGCAACCACAAACGACGTTGCGGGTTATCAGCCTGACATCCAGGCCTTTTTGTCAGGTGCCCCAGACCACATGATAAATTATGGGGATCAGACCATAGAGGCGGCCCCGATCGTACAATTACAGATCAACATTGACGCCCCCGGCGCAGTCCCTGGTTCCTACATGGCAAACCACGCCGTCGCTGTAGCATCCCTAGTTGACGCCCTGGAAACCCAAGGCTACCAGTGCGAACTCAGACTTGCCAACGCCACCTTCTCCAACAAAGGCCCCAACGGCTCAACCCTCACAATGTACACCTGTGAATTTAAAAAGGCCGGCGAACCCCTCGATCCTGATCTTACAGTCTTCGCACTCGGCCACCCAGACGTACTGCGCCAACTGTTATTCTCTATCTATCGTTCCAGCAAAGAAGTCGGTCGCCGGTTCGGAAACGGATATGGCGCTCCCACAATGTCCATCCCAGAGGACTATACGGACCCGGGCGTTATCAACATTCCCCCCGCCGACAGGGAATGCCGCACAATCGAGAGCGCCTTAAGACGCATAGTCCGCATTCTAAAAGAGGGAAACTCCACAGTAGATTGGAACTTCCTCGACCTCCTGATCGCGCTGTTGGATAACCTGGCCGACAATGCAATGAAAATGCCCACCTCCACCGCCATCCACTAGACTGTAGCCAATCTGCGATCTGGAAAACCAACAACAACCAGATCGCAGCCGGGTACAATCTAAAAGGAAATCCTAAATGCCAACCCCCGATCCATCCCTAGACGAACTCCGCCAATTCTGCAACATGCTACTAATAACCGAACCCGCAGAAATGTACGAATTTGAACGTGAAGAAGCCATTTATTGGTTCGCCACCCACAACCACGGAGGCCAAAACTCAAACCTCTATGAGGCGCTCTGCACTTCACAATTCAAACCCTCAATCCTGAGCAATGGCCCCGAGGAAGGCCTTGCCCGCGAACTCTACGATCTAATGACCGAAAGTTTCGCCTAAAATGTGGACCTGGACCTTTAGCATTCTGGCAGGGATCATCTTATCCCTGTTCCTGCTAATATCTATCCACAACCACCAACAACAAGACCAAAGAAACTGCGCGACCCTACTAATACAAGGCTTTGGCCTTGAACAATGCAAAAAGGAAGGCTACAGACCATGACTAAGAAATCCTACATCCAAATCGCCAAGATCCTCTCCCAATTGCCCCAGGATATACAACAAAAAATTTTACCCCAAATCCTCCCCGTCCTAAAATCTGACAACCAGAGATTCAACGCCCAGAAATTCATCGACGCCATCGAAAACTAAAAATTTGGCGGGATCATCATATTGGTGATCCCCGCCACTTTGCCCCATATACCACCACCAACAATAAAAAAAAAAATTTATTATTTAAAACATAAAAAATAAAATATTAGTTTTGCCCTTTATGGAGAATGACATGAAACAAGCGAGCGAAGCGAGCGCCACTAACCACCAAAACAAAGACTGGTTATTCAATACCAAAAACTACAGTGTCCGCTACATTCATGGCGCGCGCATCCGCATCTGCTGCATCTATTACCAAGACCAAGAAATCCCCATAGGCTGCGCCTCGACCATTACGGATGGCAAAAACTCCACCCGCAAAGAAATAATTTCCCTAGCCCTAAGACGCGCATCGGAAAAAATAATCCAACGCAAACTTACAAACCTAAAGGAACTATTCACATAAAGGAACTATTCACATGACCTACGACCAATGGAAAACTACAAACCCCCAGGACGCACAACTCTGGCCCATAACCTGTCCCGTATGTAAGTTCAAACACTACGAACACGAACCCTGTCTCACCCCAGAACCGGAACTCGAAACCATGCTTGACAAATCCAAATGGACCGCCCACGACCAACTATTCAACGACCTAAAGTATGATCCCAAAACCAACTCCCAACCAATGACCTCCCACCGCGCCTTTACCATATGTGAGTTAGCCATATACCGCTTCCGTGACGCCCTCTACGACAAGGACGACCGCGAATACGAACTCCTAACCCTATTAGTAGATGAAATCCTATCCCTTAGAAAATCTTGGCAAGGAAAATAAACCATGAAAGATAATACGAAAGGTAATACTCTAGCCCTATACGACAGCCGCGCCCGAACCACAACCCAAAAGCGCGCCATCTACACCTCCGACCCAAGCCCCGAAAACATCCTAAAAGTCTGGGAATTGGTCCTAAAAGATGAAGTAGATCCCGAGGACGCCAAATCCTACCTATACCTAGGCAACAACTGGAAACCCCACGAAATGAACGACGCCTGCGTTGTCTTCAATGACTATTGGGCAGAATACGGCTGGTACTTAACCGTCCACGACGACGAATGGACCGTCCCTAACGACTGTGAAGAAAAGAAACTCTAAACAAGGAACCTAACGATGCCCGCCCCAACTCCAGAACAATTCCGCGCCATAATCCGCGAATACCTAAACGAAAAACTAGACGAATGGTTCATCCTGGTCCCCTACATCCCAGAGGTAGCCGCCGAACAACCAATGGCCGTAGAAATAATCGCCTTCCTTGAATGGATCAAGGAAGACTTTGAATATGTCAAATAAAGAGCACCAAACCCATGACCTACGACGACTGGAAACTCTCAAACCCCTACGACGAACAATTAGAAAACAATATCTGGACCAAATGCCCCCTATGTAAACGACACCACTGGTCGCACCTGCGGTGCGGGGAGGTAGGAAAGGAGTATGAATACGAAGACAGACTGGAAGACAAGACTAATGACTACAATGACTGCTAACCTACAGATCAAAAGGACTATCCAAATGGACGAAACCAAACTCTATTCCGGCCACACCATCACCCTAACCCCCAATTGGGACTTTGCAGTCTCCGGCCCCGAGTTCGACAAGGACGAAAGCAAATACTCCATCCAGTTCAAATCCCTAGACGCCGCAAAGGCCGAAATTGAAAAGCGTACCAGCGAAACCAAGAAACTCCAAGCCAAAAACGTCTCCTTTGAACTGAAGATCCTTAACGAAAAGGGCGAACCCAAAACCGCTACAAGAATAAACCGCCAAAACTCCGAACTTACAGGAACCCTAGACACGTCCCATTTCTATCCCAACGTGGATTGGATCAAAGAGGCTATACTACGCCAAGTCAAACTCAACCAAGAAATCCACACAATCGACCAAGCCCTAAGACCATTCCGTATGTCCAAATCCGTAGGCTACGGTCGCATGGACGCCGAAGTCTACGCCCTGAAAGTCCAATCCATAACCAAAAACTTCAACGAACTGGTCGAAAAGGCCAAATCCCAAAACAAACTCGAAGCCGTTCCCCCGAGCGAAGCGAGGGCCAACAACACCTAAACCCCAATACAAACCGCCTGAAGATTGCCGTGGCTGGCATGAAAATCCCTGACCTGGAGGCCCAGGGATTAGCGGTAGCCCGCGAAAACCTAAACTTAGGAAACCCTAACAATGACCGAGAATACAAAATCCTTTGGCGCGGAAATCAGACTTAACAGCGGCCAACTTGCCCGCGTGGTGCCCGGCGGAACCGTAGAAATCCTACCAGAACCAATCCCCTCCACCTATACTTACAAACTGGTAGCCATCCACCCCGACATGCCCACACCCCTAACCGCCCGCGCTGAAAACTACACCCAACTGATCCAATTCTTTTTACAGTTGGAACACATGGGCTATTTCCTCAACAACCTAGAACGTGTCGCGCACAGCGCAGAGGAACCCCAAAATGCAAACTGACCTAGACACTGACGAATACGACATGACAGATGAATTTGTGGAAGAATTGATGTCCATAACCTGCAACTTGCAGGCCAGCGGCGTCACAAACAGAGAGATCCTAAGTCTTCTCCGTCAACATCCCAAGTTCAACTTTGCCCTACAGGGCCAAAAGCCAGGGATAAAAGTCCGCGACCGCGAATGCCAAACCTGTAAATGGGGCTGGACCTCGGAAGTCAAAATGTCCCCCTACACCACAAACCTAAGTGGGGAAGCCACCGAACATTGCCCTATGTGCAACTCCAAAAACGTAATCTCCTGGCCCATAAAGGAACTCCCAAATGCCTGAACAGAACCCCTATGCTGGTGTAATGCCAGACGAAATGTATCGCCCCTTAACTCCTGACGAGATTGGGGCCTTTAAGGAATGGACCCACCACAACTGGCAGGAGACATTGCCGCCCAACTTCTCTACTTACCATCCTGTAGTTAGGAGCGAATGGCGGCGCATTGACAACGAAAAACATTTCTTCCAGTGCGACATCTGTGGTCGCATGGTCTGCCAGGAAATCATCCACCACATAAACATCTATGGCTCAGATACATCCGCCTGTGCCGTATGCCTGGGCCACGACACTGACGACCGCGACTACGATTCCGCAGAGATAGACCAAGGACTACCACGATGAAAACCAAGCCCCAACAAGTCACCGCCATGCTATCTGGCCTCGACCTCGAAGATGCCAAATACATCCAAGACTTCTATTCCTACGGCCACCTAGGAATGATAGTCCGCCCCGCCGTACAATACTTCGCCAAATACCTCCGCGAAAGGCCCACCCATGAAGACCAAAAACCAAATGAAATCCAAACTGAAAACCCAGCCCAACCCCAAAGTAACAAACCCGAAGTCTGGGACATCGAAAAGGGCGATCCCCTACCAGAACCCCTACAACCAGAACCCCCAATCTCTGCCGAAGCCAAACCCGAACAAATCCAAGACTTCCTAAACGAAGTCACAGCCGCGCCACTCCTACAACGTCCATCCAAAATCATAACAAAAACGAACCTAGACCACCTCACACCATCCAACCGGCGCTGGCTCAAAAAATGTCTAGTCCTAGACAACGGCTATCAGGACAAACCCTGGACCTCAAAAGATCGCGAACAATCTCCCCAATGGATTAAAACCCTATGGGAAACCCACAACCTAAGTGAAAAGGCAGAAGAAATAATCGAACGTGACCTAAAGAAAATGCGCCTTTCGCCGGACTTTGAAAAGTACGCCCTACTAAATCCGCGCTTTCCAGAAATCTACCGCGCGGCCCTGGAAGGTACAACCGTCCTAAGTCTCTACTCCGGTTCCTAGTGGAGCCTGCGGCCCCACACTACAGACACAAGAAAGAGGAAACTAAAATGGCAAACTTTGGTCCCCACAGTCCTCGCGGCCTCACCTTCGACTTTGCGTTCCACCATGTCAAAAAGGTACAAATCACCCCCGCCGAAACCTGCACCAACTTCCTAACCCGCCGTATCTACCTGGTAGACGGCAACGGGGAACGCCTATGCATAACCCTCTTTTCCGACAATGGTTCTGATGACATCCAGTTGGAACTCCTAGAGGACGACTGCTAAAATGCCTACCCTACCATCTTTGCCCTTCATGGATGAGGTCCACAAGTGGACCTTTTCCACCAAACACATCGGCGGGGGAGCACAATCCCCCGCCACCAAATCCACACTTGCCAAATACCGTACCAAACTACGCCAAGCCGAAAAATTCGTAATTGATGATGATACTGTAAAATTGGTCTGCCATCTTTCACATGACCAAAAACAATTAGAAGGCTATAGTGTCCTTGCCCGCCTACCCTATCCTACAATGTGGATAGAATTTAACCTCCACGTTAAATGCCAAACTTATCGGGATCTCGGCCGCTTGTCCGAAGATTTCAACCCCGACGAAGTAAGTCCCATAATTGGTTTCTTAATATACCAAGACAACCACCCTACCCGATGGATCGCCCACTCATTTGTGCAAGTCGGCGGCCTCCTATCCAAAGTCACCAGCTCCCCAGTCGTCATACCTGTAATGCTAACCTATATCTTTGACCCTGACGGTCAAAAACATTCAACCCCCCAAGGTTCAGACTTCTGGCGCGCCCCAACCTTGAGCCACTTACCAGGCGGACTTAAAATCCCTACCGCCCAATCCAAATCCCATCCCGACCTGCATATGGTAGACCCAGAATATGTCATAGCCGGCGATCTAGAATTTGACCACGAAACCCAGGAATTTGTTGCAGCTCCCTGGTTCATAAACCGCGGAGCTGTAATCGTAGACCCTTTCTGGAACTCCTGGCGCGGCATAAACCTCAGCAAAAAGATCCTAGCATCCGAGATAATAGAAAACGCCGGAGCAATACGATGGCTAGTAACCTTTTTGGGCGCACTAAACGCCCTCCCAAAAGACCTGCGCCAAGCCCAAACCCAAACAAAAAAGCGCCAAGTCGGCGCCCACATCCTCCCCTATTTCCAACACAGAACAATTACAATAAACCTGCCCAGAGATGACAGAATTGTATGGGCAAACAAACACCTCCAATCCTCACTTAAAAATATGCCGCGCCCCTGGCACCAAGTCCTAGGCCACTGGCGAATAATAGAACGCGGCAAAAAACAACATCTGTGCAGACATATGCCCACAATGATCGAAGACGACATTGCAATGTGCCAAAAATGCCAACTGATGATCCGATGGATTAAATCCCACAATCGCGGCGATCCTGCCGTAGGCATCGTAACCCACACCTACAAAACCAAAGCCCCAAAACAAAAAACTCCCTCACCCTTTAAACCCAACTTCGAACTCTTGGACCCATAAAATGACCCCCGAACAAATCGAAGAAATCAAATCGCGCAAATGCGGCACCTGCTATTCCTGCTGCGTAAACCTGGGCATAGACGAACTAAAAAAATACCCCGCCCAAAATTGCAAACATTTAGACGGCGGAATTGGTCCCGAAACTAGATGTAGCATTTATAAAGACCGGCCAACTGCCTGCCACACATACAGATGCGCTTGGCTCCAAGGCCTTGGCACCCCTGACATGCGCCCAGACAAGTCCGGCCTCCTAGTCACAACCTACAATCCCCATTTCGAAAACTCCGGCACTATGTCCGCCACAATCTGCATCACCAACCCCAAGATTGGCGACCCCAAAGATTTGCAAATCCTAAACCAGGAACCCCTCCATCAAGTCCTAACCAGTTTATTGGAAATTCACTGCAAAGACATCCGCATCGTCGCCTACCACACCCTAGACATAATCCACATCCTAGACGGCCAAATCTTCCGCGGCGTGCGACAAAAAAATTCCAAAGGTAAATACGAAGAATTAGTAATTGCAACCTTTAATCCACCCGCCGGCGTATATCGCATAGAGGAACGAACCACATGATCTGGTACATGAAACATCCCCGAGCCACCCACGAAATGCTTGGATTTATCCCTGGTTATCTAGACGACAATGATCCTCGTCCCGCGCGAGAACAATTAGATGAAAACTACCGCGAGGGTGGCGGCTGGCACCCCGTAATGGGATTTACAGTCACCCCAAACGGTGAACTCAACTACCCTGGAGATCCACCAATGCCCCTCTTGGCCGAGACCATTCTCCACCCCGAAACTACCCACCCCGAAGTAATCCGCCTCTACCTCCACTCGTGGGTATCTATCATTCAAATGGACGGCTCATTTGAAATAGCCCGGATGGACTAAAATGTCCCAGGATGAAATCCCCGAAATCGAAACATCCATCTGCTCTGCATGTGGCAAACCAGTCCAATCCTATTGGACCTCAAAAGGTTGCCTGTCCCGCCCCCTAGAATATGTCCTAATCGCAGATTGGATATTCCACACCCCCTGTTGGGACAAAATGGTAAAGGATCATCCGCCATGAAAACCAAACCCCCGCCCGAAAATCCCACACCTGAGATGATACAACGAGGCCTAAAAGTCTATGAAACCAACCCCTCCGGCCCATTGGACATTCTCATACACGACATCTGGCAAGCCATGTACGACGAATGGAAATATCAAAACCGACCAGGCGTAATCGTGGACCTGAATAATCTAAAATGAGTACCTGTCATGGGCCGCTTTCACGGGTGCGACACAATGCCGCAGGGCGGCCCAGGCCGAACCGTGCTAATATACTAAACCACCCTATCCTCTACTTTCCAATCCACCAATTGGAGATTGAGATGTACGACACCAAATGCTACGACCTTGCAGAGGAATTTCTAAGTGACACCCCAGAACATGCAACCATAAAAAACACCAACGCCCTCGCCCAAATGATCCAAGATACAATCGAGGACTTCCTCCACGACCTAGAAAATCCAGAACCTGAAGATGAGGAAGAAACCAAATGATTTATCCAATCGTAGGCGCGCACTTTCACCGGCCCGCTAAAGCCATACTTGCAGTCCTCCCAATAGGCACCCTGTTGGACGTGATCCCTGAGCCTGACAACGAATATGACCCAAACGCAATTGCCATCTGGGTCAAATCCGACCAAATCCCCCGCGAAGCGGCGGGCGAACTGGACAATTTATCCAAAGGTTATGGCTTCAACGCAGAAGAAATTCTCCAACCCGGCGATATGTGGATGTTGGGCTACATCCCCCGCGAAATCGCCGCCAAGTTACAGCCCTTTGAAATGAAAACTGGTAAGTTTTCTGTGGGTGCTAATGGTGGCCCCAGAGTAGAGATCGAGATCTGACCATGCAATGGGACTTCGACATCATCAAATCCCTCATCGAAGATGCCGAACTAAACGGCGAAAGTGAGGTAGAACTATCTTCCCCTCGCGAGGCAGAACTGTTTAGGGCGGCCATAAACAACAATCGTAGACTTAAAAACCTAGGACAAAACCTAACCACAAGAGTACAGGACCGCTCCGTCATCATTACTCGCCGCCCCGAAATCAGACTTAAGAGCGCCTAAGTCCCATGAAATTATATGACCCCCAACGGCCAAAAGTCTACCACAAACCGGCATTCTTGCCGGGCCATCACCCAATCCAGCGCCTCCAAATTTGGCCTCTGGAAGACGGTACACTTGAGGTAGCACTTATGCTCCCGTTGGGGGACAACCGTTTTAGCGGCATGTTCTTCAACACCTATTGCTCCCTGGACGAAATCCAGGGAGTAATTAGTCAATTTACAGATGACCCCGAACACTTTGTCGAAAAATACTTCTCCAAAAATCCCGCCGGATTTATACCCGGAGTGGGCAGTAACGCCCCCAAAGTGAGGCCTACGGCCTCGCCACAACCCACATCCCAAACCCTAAACTTACTGGACGAGTAAAAAATGTCCATCTTGTCAAATCAGGCCGAGAATGTCCTGCGGACAGCACTAGAAAGTCCCTATGGCATCCAAATCCTGATCTATGAAGATCCTCCCGGCCAAGTAGTAACCCCAACCCTCCGCGCCAGACAAATCCTCTACAGATTTAGGCAGGAGATAGGGGACAAAGACATGGATCAGATACAGATCAGGCTTTGCCCCACCGACCCTGACCACCGCTTATGGCTCGTAAAAAACCCTGGATAATCCAAATGACCAAAGAAGAATATGACGCTACAGTCCTACAATACGAAGCCCTGTTGATCGAAAAGGAGAACAACCTTGCCATATTGGCATCTTGTAGGGGCCAAATCGACTCCGCAAAAGCCAAAGCCGTCGAAGACAAAAATTTTGCAAGTGCAAAATGGTTTGCCTCCGTCAATACCCGCGCCCGCTATGCCGGCCAACGTGACCAAGAACTCGCGCGCCAAATCTCAGAACTAAAACTCAAAATCCGAAAATACAATCACGAAAACCGCCTCCTAAACCCCATAAATTCCGAACCCGAAATTCTCCAAACATTAGTTTCCGCCATACATCTTCTGCAAAACGCCGTAGACCTATTAAGAATGGAAAATCTAAATGCCACGGGTAGCAGATGTACCACTTCACCGGATACACATCCGCCTGGAAACGGAGGACTATGAATGGCTCAAGCGCGAACTCGGCGATGAAAAACTCATCTCCGAAACCATCCGCAAACTAATAAAAAATTTGCGGGAACGCCGCGAAAAACTCGACGGTCACTTCCCGCCAATAGAACAACTACTAGACACAGGACCAGACAAATGATCGAAAAGCCCATCCCACTAAATTTCGGACCCGGCCCCGAAATCAAGAACCCAAAAGACGCTCTGAAATTGATGTTAGAGAGCAGTCTCAGACACGAAGATGGCCTATCCACACCATTGGACGAAATAGATCCAATGGCCCTCGATGAACTAATCAACCGTATTGATAGTGGCGCTTTGGCACTCAACCAAGTGCCAGACCCCAAAGACATCGGCGAATTAGTCCAATACTACTGGAACCTCCGTACCAAGCACAACTTGGAAGTCCAACTTGGCATCGCCAACAAGCCCAAGGGCAGAACCCCAAAGGCGGCCAAACCCCTAGTCTCAATCAATGACCTCTTAAACCTGGACGACGAAGAATAGGGGCGCAAAAGCGCCCCGCCTAAAATGCTACAACACAGGACAATACAATGCCAAGCGATCAAGAAGACTTTACAGACATAGATCCCGATCCCGAGATCGGCCGGAACCTATCCTTCAGTCAGGAACAACCAAACCTACAATTGTCCTGGGACCAAACCTCCCTGGGCGAACTGAAAATCTGCCCCCAAAAATACAAATATAGTATCATTGATGGCTATGAACCCCGAGACACAAACGTCCACTTCATCTTTGGTGGCATATACCATCACGCATTTGAGTTCTTCGACCACCGCATAGCGGAAGGCCAGGACTACAAGTCGGCAGTTCAGGAAACCGTCACGGAAGTGTTGCTCAAGACTTGGCGTCCTGATTTGGGGCGGCCCTGGCCATCGGACAACCCAACCAAAAACCGCGGAACCCTCATAAGAAGTGTCATCTGGTACTTAGACCAATTTAAAGATGATCCCCTAGAGACAATCATCTTACACGACGGCAAACCTGCCGTAGAACACTCATTTAGAATTGAACTCGGCTGCCAATCCTCCCTAACGGGCGAGGCATTTCTATTGTGTGGCCACATAGACAAACTAGTCCTATTCGAAGGCCGCCCCGCAATAGTAGACAAAAAAACTACCAAAAACGCCATAGGTGGAGCCTTTTTCTTGAGGTTCAGTCCCGACAACCAAGTAAGTGCCTATATGTTGGCCGGGGGCTTCATCTTGGATGAACCCGTCACAACCATGATTATAGATGCCGCCCAAATCCTAGTTAACAGCACCCGCTTTCAACGCGGCATAATCCACCGTACCCCAGACCAATTGCACGAATGGCTCAAAGACACCTGGATTTGGATCGCCCAAGCCGAGCAATACGCCAAAATGGACTACTGGCCCAAGAACGACAAAGCCTGCGGCCAACCCACCGTAGACCCCAAAACCGGCGAAGTCCGATACGGATGTCCTTTTAGAGAAGTCTGTGCATCCGATCAATCCATGAGACAAATGCTCCTAGATGCCAACTTCAATCGCCGTACTTGGGATCCAATCCAACCGCGCGAACTAAAGAGGTCCACGCCATGAAGTTATTGGTATGTGGTGGCCGAGACTTCAAAAACTGGACCTACCTCAAAGAATACCTAGATGGGTTCCACTTCAAACAACCCATATCCGAAATCATACATGGCGCGGCCCCTGGCGCGGACAGTCTAGCGGGTAATTGGGCCTTACTAAACCACATCCCCGTGCGCCGCTTTGCGGCTCAATGGGACCGATTTGGCAAACACGCAGGTCCAATCCGCAACCAACAAATGCTTAATGAGGCCCAACCCGATGTTGTAATCGCATTTCCGGGCGGCCCAGGAACCGCAAACATGAAATTCCTCGCCCGCAAATCCAACATCCTGGTCATAGACGTGGAAATGGAGTCCATCACATGCCCGCGTTAAATGACCAAACCCAACGGCCCGTAAAACTCATCTACCTAGGCCGCCAAGGCGCAGGAAAAACTGGTAGCTTTGCTAGTCTAGCCGCTGCGGGCTACAAACTGCGCCTATTGGACGCTGATAAAGGGGTGGACACCCTCCAGAACCTATTATTGGATCGGGACCACTTCCCCTACCGTAACTTTATGGACAAGCACAACATCGACTTGGGCCTGTCCTCATTCATCCCTGTAGACCAAGAAATGAACATAAGTACCGTCGATAGAGCTTATAAAGACCCTACGGGAAAAGTAATAAAAACCACAAAAGAACGTGTTTTGGCCCCCTCAAATGCCCAAGCGTGGCACAAAGTAACCGACCTACTCCAAGACTGGAACGACGGCGGCCAAAAACTTGGCAACGTCCATTCCTGGGGTCCAGACACAATCTGCATTTTAGACACGTATTCAACGATGGCCCGCTATGCCTACTATTACCACCAGGGAATAAATGGCCGACTTGGAGCCATAGAAGACGGCTTTGACCATCAAAGAGATATTGGTGGCGCACAGGCATGGCTCAGACGCTTATTAGAGGTTCTGTTTTCCTCAGCCGTAAAGTGCAACATAATAGTTGCCTGCCACATCACATGGGTAGACGAAAGCCGCGGATTTGCACAATCCCCAGGCGAAATAAACCGCGCCGGACGTTCATCTGATCCTGATGGCCTCCCAGATGCCATAGGCCAAGCCCTATCCCCGCGAATGGGAAAATACTTCAACAACGTATTCGCGGTACGGTCAAGTGCCACGGGTGATAGTAGAAAAATCTGGACCAAACCCATTGATAGGGTGATCTGCAAAAGAAGTGCATGGTTAGAAGACTCATATGACATCACAACCGGACTTGCCGAAATCTTCTCCCAACTCAATGGCCAGCCCCTACCCAAAGATTTCATCCAAGACCTAAAAAATGTCCGACCCAACGGACAGGACACACCGCCCATTCCTACAAGTTCAGGAGTAGGCCGCCCCCAACCCTTAAAACTCTAAGAAAGGAGCCGCGAAAACCCTCTAACTACAAAATCACAACTGGAGATACAGATGCCTGATAGAGCAAAATTCGCTGAAATGGTCGAGCGCCGTATGGCCCAATACGACGAAACACTTCGCCGTATGGAACCCCTCGCGCGCAACTACGACCACAACTCCCAAGACGTACAAGAAATGATCCGCTACATGCGGACGGGGATCGACAAACTGGAGTCCCTGTTCACCAGTGGCGGCAAGATTGGAGGGTTTAGGTTGAAGCCCCTGATCCAAGAAGAAGAAACTCCCCCTACCGACACGTCCAATACCCCCGTGAAACTATCCTCAAGGAAGGCGTAACAAAATGAGTGATACCTCTAGCACTGTAGACTTCCGCGATCTCCTGCGGAAGCCCATTGGAGATTGGGAAAGCCGTGGCCCACTTCCTGTCGGCCACTATTTCGGCAAGGTGGTAGACGTTGAGGAAGGCAATTCCTCCAAGAAGGGCACCAAATACTTCGCGTTCTTCGTTCAGATCGCCACGGCCGGTCCTGACGTTGACCAGGCCCAGTTGGGAAGCGTGGATCTCACCGCCTACGAGTTCCCCAACAGGCGGTATCCCAACGGCCCATCTGTGGTGTGGATCACCCCAGGTGCAATGCCCATGAACCGGGTCTTTTTCGAAAACATGGGCTTCCCGCCGACTAAGCCGATGGACGAGTGCATCAACGAAATGCGCGGCAAAAACGTCATGATCGGTATCGGCGTCGAAGAAAGCGAAAGCAATACCAACGCTGACGGTTCCAAGCGCAAATACAACCAGTTGGTCAGCATCACGGGTGATCCCCGCGAAAAGTAGAAACTACCAACTGCCAAGTTTTAGCCCCGAAGGGATTAAACCCCTTTCGGGGCTAGAACCCGTAGAAACCCAAAAAACTCCCCACCTACAGACATGAGAACACACCAATGGCCTGGAAATCCGAGTCCCGAACCATAGTTCTAATCCACCGGCGCTATCTAAAGCTCAATCCCCACCACACCCAAAGAATGACCGCGCGCGAACTAGGACTTACAGAAAAGCAAGTCCACATGGCTTTGCGAGTGCGCGAAAACCTAAAAGATCCCGAAATCGCTGGCGCCCACAGCCTCGATAAAGCCTTCAAAATCCTACTAGAAAAGAACAAAGCCCGCAAAAAAGTCCTCGTCAAATTCCTTGTCCGAGATGGGCTATTCCAATGAAAATCCTATTGGTAGGCGAGGCCTAAAATGAAAGAAATACCTCTCACACAGGGCCACGTCTCTCTAATAGATGACGAGGACTATGAATTAGTCTCTCGTTATCCGTGGTATGCCGATGTTGGAAAGTGGACAACTTATGCCAAATCAGACAACGTATTCTGGTATGGCATTATACGAATGCACGCCTTTATTATGAAGCCCCCTGCGGGCTTCATAGTTCACCACATTGATGAAAATGGATTAAACAACCAAAAATACAATCTCGAAAATATCACTCAAATGGAACACGCAACAAAATCTAAACTACGATACAACAAATCAGGAAGCCTTTATCGAGGGGTTTACCTCCATAAAAGCGGATGGTATTCCGCCGAAATCTGGCGCAACTATAAAAAAACTTACCTCGGCCTGTTCCAAACACAAAAAGCAGCAGCCGAGGCTTATCTACAGGCAGCTGAGAGGATGGACAAAAAGTGAAAATACTTCTATGCGGAGAGGCGTGGGGCCGAAACGAAAACGACTACAAACACGCATTTGTAGGTACAAGCGGCCAAGAACTGGCCCGCATGTGTGGGGAGGCTGGGATATGCCCTCCCCTGTCCCGCGAATGCCGCCACTGTAAGTCTCAGGTCCAATTCGGGCGCTGCGATCAATGCGGCACCTGGAACGGCGTCTCCTTTCTGGAAATGGTCCATTTCTGGGCCAAAACCAGAAACTCTGGCGTGGCCCTAAGTAACACCTTCAATGCCCACCCCGAAAAGGACAACATAGAACTGTTTTTCGACAACAAACTCGGCGATGTATGCCTAGATTATCCGCCCTACAAGCGAGGCGCCAAAAATCTGTATGTTTTAAATCAATACTCCCACCACATAAAGCGTCTCCATGACGAAATAGAGGAAATGCGCCCAAACATCATAATCCCCCTCGGGAACACCGCCTGTTGGGCAATCCTGTCCCAGACTAAAATCTCAGATTTGCGCGGAACAGTACACCAGACCAAATGGGACATAAAAGCCTTACCTACCTATCACCCCGCCGCACTTAGAGATTGGGCCTTGCGCCCCCTGATCGTATCCGATCTAAAAAAGGCAAATGAAGAAAGTCACAAACCCGGCATAACCCGAAACAAAGTCTGGATCAAGAAAAACCCCAATTTGGACGAAATCGAGGAATGGTTCTCCGTGCCTACGGCACGGTATTCCTGCGATATTGAAAGTGGGTTCGTCCTATACTCAAAGGCCGAATTGGGCCGCATGAAACAATACGCCCCAAAAGCGCGAAACATCCTCGCCCAACTTATCTCTATGGTGGGTTTTGCCAGGGATGGAGAGCAGGGACTTGTAATCCCCTTCATGACCCGAAACCAAGACAATGGCCAACTAGAAAACTACTGGCCCAGCCCCTCACATGAAGTCCTAGCATGGAAATGGGTCCAACACGGACTTAGCAGCGGGGCAGAATTAGTCTTCCAAAACGGCCTCTATGATGTGAATAGATTATTATGCAGCGGGATGCGCCCCAAAAACATGGCCCACGACACAATGCTCCTACACCACGCCCTTTTCCCCGAAATGCTCAAAGGCCTGGGTTTTCTAAATTCCATCTATGGCGACATGGGCGACTTTGGCTGGAAATCCATGTATGGAAAAGGCGAGTCACTAAAGAGGGATGACTAAAAATGTACAAAGTAACAAATGAACTAACAGTAGCCCCATTGGGCACAGCACTCTTAAATATCCCAAATACCATCCTCTATCTAGGTTCTATGAGCCGGGCCAAATTCTATGCCGACATACTGCCTCACCTAGAAACAATAAAAATAGGAAAACGAACTATGATTGTAAAAGAATCCATAGACAAGTTTATCAATGCACACCGGGTCGATCATATAGAACCAAAAGCCAAATACATTGGCTGGACCTGCATGAACTGTGCAAAACCAGTCGCCGGCCCATATGCCAAATGCACCCATTGTGGCCACAAACCTCCAAGATCTTCACATGAAGGCCCACACTAAAACCTACAATTTCCCGGCTCCAAGGACACACCCCATGAAAAAAGGTAATTCCGACCTCGTAGACATATCGGGCGAAGTCCGCCACGAAACAGAAAAAGCCTATCTGTTTTACGATGGCAAGGACCAAGCCTGGATGCCCAAATCCCTATGCCAATGGGACGATCTAAACAAAATCATGACCTGTCCAGAATGGATAGCCCTAGAAAAAGGCCTAATCTAATGCTCATTGCAGCCCACGAACAAAACCTAGATGATGGCGATCCCCAAATCTACAACGGATTTGATTGTGTAAGAACCCACAAAATCCTAACGAAACTGCTGGACCTCCCCCAGTACGGACCCATTTACAATTTGGAACGGGGAATGCAAGGCCCCGTAATGGAAATGATGTTGAGGGGATTTCTGATTGACCCGATGGAACGGGAGAACGCCGTTCAAGACATTAAAGCCAGACTTGAAGGCATCAGTAAGGTATTGGACCTGTTGTCGTTCACCTTGTCGGATAACCCCCTGAACTACAACTCCCACAAGCAAATCAAAGAACTATTTTATGACTTGTTAAAGATACCCCCAATCGAGAAATCATTTAAGGGCGAAAAGAAAACCCCAATGAATGAAGAAACCCTAGAAAAATTGCGCCTAAAACACCCCTCAATTCGTCCTTTATGTGCGGCCATCCTATCCTGCCGCGACCTAAAAAAACAATTAGAAAAACTTCAGATGGAGGTCGATGATGACTGGCGCATACGAACCTCAATCAACATCGCCGGTACAAACGAAGGACGGTTCTCTAGTTCCAAGTCCTTTACCGGAACCGGCGGAAATATGCAAAATGTTACAGAAAGTGTCAGAAGAATGTTTATTTCGGACCCCGGATGGCGGCTATTTGGTATTGATAAAGAACAAGCCGAAAGCCGATGGGTCGGCCTATACTGCGGCATCCTATTTGACGATTGGTCCTATCTGGATGCGCTTCAGTCCGGAGATGGACATACGGCAGTTGCAAGAATGGTATGGGAAAAAGACCTCCCCTGGACCGGAAACCTCAAACAAGACCGCGAAATCGCAGACCGCCCCTTCGCAAAAGAAACCTATCGTCAATCGTGTAAGATCCTGGCTCACGCAACCAACATCCTGGGGCGGCCACCCACAATATCCATCCATACTGGCATACCTGTCAAATTGGTCAAAGACTTCCAAGACAAATACTTTTCGGCATTCCCCTGCATCCCAAAATACCACACCTGGCTCGCCCAACAACTCCAAACCAAACAATACCTAACCAACATCTTTGGCAGACAGAGAGATTTCTTTGATCGGCCCGAAGCAGATGAAACCATAAGACAGGCGGCTGCATTTATGCAGGCCTCAAGTAACGCCGATGATATTAACTTGGGCTTGTGGCGCGTCTGGAAAAAGATGGGCCTTAGAGTACAACTCCTAACCCAAGAACACGACGCCATATATGGCCAATTTAAAAGCGACGATGACGAAAGAAACTTCATCGACACCGTACAAGAGCACCTAAAGGTAGAGATAGACTTGGGAACTCGCAAGTTCTCCGTCCCAACAGACGCAAAGACAGGCCGCAACAAAGGCTTACGGTGGAAAAATGGACAAGAAATCAACCCCTTTGGCCTCGACAAACCCTGCGCCCCGCGACCCAACTCCTACTACACATAAGCCCAAAACACCCCGCTCACTACTAAAATATTGCTTCTACTGTGACGATAATACTTGTACGGGCGGACCATGCCCAAAATGTGGCCATCCAACAAGAGGCTAACCCCTATGTTAAAAATATCCTTCACCGGAAAGAAAGCTGGCAAACCCCTAAAAGGAATAGTTTTTGGCCTGTCCTACACAAACCTCGAACGACTAAAAGATGGCCAACCCATCGTCATAAACGGTGACGAAGTAAGACTGCCGGGTTATGAGATCCTAATCTTTTCGGGGCCAACAGAACAATCTATGGCCCGCGAAATCCACGAACTTATAGGCCCCAATACCCAGGTCCATATAGACCCGCGCCTAAAGGACTAGAAATGATCTTACCAGCCCAAGAAATAAGACGTTTGAAAATTCTTGACCCATGCCTTGAACGGACCCAATTCAACGGTGTAAGTCATGGACTTGGCCCTGCTGGATATGACCTACGTATCGCCTCTGATATTCATCTTTGGCCTAGTTCTAGCGTTCGTGTCGATGCGATAGAAAAGTTTTCGATGCCCAACGACGTAATGGGATTTATCTTTTCCAAATCAACCTGGGCCAGACTTCACATTGAACATGCCACTACAGTTATAGAACCCGGTTGGCGCGGAACCCTAAGATTAGAAATCAACATGCACTTTGGCCCCGAACCTGTGAAGATCGCCGCAGGGACGGGCATCGCCCAAGTAGTATTCTTTCGCTTAGAAAGCCCTACAGATAACCCCTATGAGGGGAAATACCAGGACCAACTCGCCAATACAGACGCCCTATTCCTCAAAAACAACGGCCAATAAAAAGGTCCATGTCCAGTGCCAGATTGGATCGACACCTTTGTAAGAGACACCGAGGGAATACAATCCCCTGAAAGTTTCAGACTTTGGACCGGCATAACTACCGTTGCCGGTGCCCTGGAACGCCGAGTGTGGACCGAGACGGACAAGGGACCACTATATCCAAATATGTTCACCCTCTTATCAGGGGTTCCTGCCTCGGGCAAATCCCTGATGGTGGCCCAAGCCCGCAAATTCTGGATAGAAACCCGCGAAACCACCACCGAATACTTACACGTTGGTCCTGACAACCCCACAAAGAAATCATTCCTTGATGAACTGGAAAAATCCCAAAGAAATTCCCACGACGGCGCGGGAAAACCTACAATCTTCTGCGCCATGTCTATGGCCTGTAGTGAATTTTCCGTCCTCTTTTCCAAAGCAGAGAGTCAATTCTTCGGAGACATGACCTCCCTGTACGACAACCTCGACAAATACACAGCGCCGAGGTCCACCACAAAATCCATAGATATTGACCGCCCAACAGTAAACATCCTTGCGGGTGTCACACCTGATTTCTTGGCCGACCTCCTACCCGAGAGTGCGTGGGGCCAAGGCTTTACCTCCAGACTTTTATTTATATATGGCGCGAAAGTTGAAAACCCCAACCGTAATGTCTTCCAAAAGCGCCCCAAAGACAACCACGACATGCTCCAAATCGAACTCAATCGCATATTCAGAATTGCCGGCGAATTTCTATGGGAAGACGAGGCCCAAGAAGCCCTAAACCAATGGTTTGCAGAGGGACTTCCCCCCAAACCAGACTATGGCCGTTTATTACACTATGCTGGAAGACGTGAAGCCCATGTCCTAAAATTAGCCATGATAAGTGCAATCTCATATCACCAAAGTCTTACCGTGACACTGGCGGATTTCCTGCGCGCAAAGAAATGGCTCTTAGACGCCGAAAAGACCATGCCAGATGTTTTCAAGGCCATGCGCCAACGCTCAGACTCACAACTCCTACAAGACCTCTACCAACACGTCTATGCCCTATGGTCCTCCGTTGTACATGAAAAGCGGCAACCCCTACCAGAAGAAGTCCTATGGGAATTTCTCACGGAACGCGCCCCTACGGATAGAATATCCCGCTTGATCGAGAGTGCCTACCGATCAGGCATCATCCGGCCCGGCACAAAGCCCGGCACCTTTATCCCGCGCCCAAGAACTGAAACTTAGGAAACCACAACAATGATCTTAGGATTGTGCGGCCCCAAAGGCGTAGGCAAATCTACCTTCGCCCGCGAACTGACCAAGGATTATGACTTTCGGCGCATCAGTTTTGCAGACCCCTTACGAGACATGCTGAGATCATTGCTGTATGCCCAAGAATGCCCCGAAGATGACACCGACCGAATACTTTACGGCGATCTAAAAGAAACCCCCAACTTTGACTATTTTATGGGCCGAACCCCCCGCTACATGCTCCAAACCCTAGGCACAGAATGGGGCCGCCTCTTGGTCGATGAATATTTCTGGGTCAACGTCCTAGTAACCACCGTTAAAAACCTCCAAACCCAAGCCAAGATCCAAAACTTCGTAGTGGACGACATGCGGTTCAAATCGGAGGCCAAAGAACTAAAAGTAATAGGCGCCAAACTTATCCTAATAGAACGCGACGGCTATCTACCAGGCGAACACCTATCCGAACAAGAATACCTAGAAATCAAACCCGACTTTAAAATCAAAAACTCCAAAGATCCCTCCTATATGATCGAACAACTAAAAGCCGCCAACTTCCCCAACTTATAAAAATGAACTTACGAGAAGCCCTAATGTACGATGTCTTATGCACCCTTTTGCATAGATTATCGGGCACCTTAGCCGAGGAGTGGGTCGCCCCAAATCCTCGCGCCTCAGAACAAGCCGCCATGTCCCAATACGAGGGCGGCCTCTGCGATCTAATCTTCTGCACCCTGCAACTTGTTGATAAGGACTTAGAAAATGGGACCACAGACCCCCAGCGCCGACCGCCTCCACGCAATGAAATACCGCTCACCGGGCGAAGACTTCCGCGAAAGTATGAACCGGGTAGCATTTGGCTTAAAAGATTCGGACAACCACTACCACAAAACACGAGAAATTTTACTGGATCAACGGTTCCTTCCCGGTGGGCGCATCCAGTCGGCCATAGGATCTTCCAAACACGTTACAAGCCATAACTGCTACGTCTCGGGCACCATTTCGGACTCATTTGTGGAGGGTCCAGGCTCCATAATGGACCGCGCAAAAGAAGCTGCCGCAACTATGCGTATGGGTGGAGGAATAGGCTATGACTTCTCAACTCTACGTCCGCGCGGAGAATTGGTGGCTAAACTACAAAGTCAATCCTCAGGACCAGTATCTTTCATGCATATCTTCGACGCTGTATGTCTTGCCACCGCGTCATCAGGGCACAGGCGAGGTGCTCAGATGGGCATCCTACGTATCGACCATCCAGACATCGAGGAATTTATCCACGCTAAAAACAACCGGGATAAGCTCATTGGATTTAACATCAGCGTGGCCGTAACCGACGCCTTCATGGAGGCCATGAACAAAGGGGAAGAATTTCCCCTACAATGGAACGGCAAAAACTACCGCTATGTAGACGCGCGCGAATTGTGGGAAAACTTAATGCGCTCTACTTGGGACTGGGCCGAACCCGGAGTGGTGTTTATCGACACCATTAACAAAATGAACAATCTGTACTATTGTGAGACAATTGCAAGTACAAACCCCTGTTCTGAACAGCCCCTCCCGCCCTACGGTGCATGTCTATTGGGCAGTTTCAACCTTGTAAAGTATCTTTCGCGCGGTCCCGTCCCGGTAGGTCAAAGTCCCTGGACCTTTGACACTGAACTTCTCATCCACGACATTGCCCCAATCGTGCGCGCCCTAGACAATGTAATTGACAAAACCAGATACCCCCTAGCAGAACAACGCGCCGAAGCCATGACAAAAAGAAGAATGGGAATTGGCATCACTGGTCTGGCAAACACCGCCGAAGCAATGGGTTACGTCTATGGCTCCCCCGAGTTCTGCACATTTGAATTGGGAATCCTCAATACCATAAATCGCGGGGCCTATCTCGCAAGTGCAGAATTGGCCGAGGAAAAAGGCCCGTTCCCACTATTCGACAGTGACAGGTACTTGGCAGGGGAATACGTCAAGGGCCTCGACGAGGAGGTGCGCCGAAAAATAAAAACTTGTGGAATGCGTAACTCCCACCTAACAAGTATAGCCCCGACCGGCACAATCTCGTTGTGTGCCGACAATGTATCGTCCAGTATTGAACCCGTATTTGCCTACCGGCAAGAGCGGCCAATCAATACGCCTACGGGTCAGGCGATTGAAACCCTGGAGGACTACGGCTCCAAGTTCTTAAACATCAAAGGCAAACTTGCCAGTGATGTTACCGCTCAGGAACATTTGAACGTCTTGTTGACAGCTCAGAAGTACCTGGACTCGGCGGCATCCAAAACCATCAACATGGATGGCCGCAAAATGCCCTGGGAAGACTTCAAAAAAATCTACCAGACCGTATGGGAAAAAGGCGGTAAGGGCTGTAGTACATTCAACATTGCAGGAAAGCGCGGCGCGTTGTTATCAGAGGCTGAACCCGATGACATAGAAGTTGTCATAGACGAATACGACATGTGCGAAATAGATCCTCTTACGGGGCGGCGTAACTGTGAATAAAAAAGACGAACCCCTCTACCGTCGCACGGCCCGCCTAAAAAGGCGTAAGTGCCACAAAGGACATTCCCGCCACAATGCCTTCGTTGAAATAGACCACCGAACGGGGGGCATAAGATTACGGTGCCGCACTTGCCACCGCGAACGCCTAAAAAAATACCACTCGGAAGGAAAACTCTACCGCTATGTCTAAATGGAGGACTTCCCATGACCTGTGCCCAACTACGATGTCAAAGTATCGTCTACTGGGCCTGGCACAACGGCCGTATTGATTATTATCCCCACACCCTCAACCGTATGGGACACAAAAAATGTTGGAAAAGGTTGTCTCCGCCCTCGAAAATGACCTCAACACTTCCCTCGCGATTACCCACCTCAACTCCCTTGCCAAGCAAATTATGGTCGAGACTGACCCGCAAAAACTATGGGAATTAAAGGTACAACTTTTGGCGGGCATGAAATTGTTAGGACTGGAACCAAAATCCATTGGCGGGAATGGGAAGTCTCGTCCGTAATGGCCAGCGATCGAGTGGTAAATCCCACCCGCAGCCACACTTCCTCACTCTAACCCTACGGGCGGCGCAATGGACTGGCCCCCCATTACACATAAGTCCAAATTATGTGTAGGCTGAGAGCTTACAGCTTGTAAGTCCTGAGTTTCGGCGGCTTGGTATCCCTGGGAACCCCAAACTCTCAGGGAGATACCAATTTTTAGGCACTACTTACGGCAAAATATGGTCTAAGTCCCAACCCTCCAACACTAACAATTGGATGATTTAGGACCACATATGCATTTATTTTACTTAGGGTTTCTTCTGGTGGGGGTCCAAGGACTGCATACCCCTCGACCTTTGATAAATCTTCACTCGGCGGCGGTTTAAGGACCGCATACCCCTCAAACTTTGAAACGTCAACACTTAACCGAACATTTATAACCACATAGGTGATTAATTTGCTTAGGTCAAAATCTAAACTTGTTAGAACGGCATATGAATTTGTTTTTGCAAGTTCAATATCATTTGTTTCTAAAACAACATAGGAATTTAATTTTGAGGTAAGGGTTGGCGGTAAACTACTTCCACTTACCCCCGACTTACCATGAATATTCGCACTAAGTTGTATTTCTTTATATAAATCGCCACTTATACTACTTTGAGTATAGCTTCCAGTGTCCAGATCTACAGTTAAGAGGGTCGCCGTGGAAGTAATACTAGCCGCGGATTGTGTCTCTATTGTAGTAGTAAGACCAATCCCTGCAACCAGGGCTTCGCGTACTATACCACTGAGGTTTACCTGTCCAGCATCAGCTACTAAGGCTTCACGCCTTAACCCGCCAAGGCGTGCGTCGGTCATTTGATAAGACCTAAGTCCTACGAGTCAACTTTGAGGCCACTTTGGGCAGCGTTGAGAGTTATTCCGGTCCAGGGTGCCCCAGCCGACGGTTCAGTAATAAACAACGACGTTAACCATCCAAAACTTGTCGCGGGAACAATCCCCGTCACCGAACCTCCACTATCCGTTCCAGATGATAATATTCTTAAACTTACAGATTTTGCACCTGAGTCTGAGCGTTGAATATAGGCCTTTACTGCTACCCCATATACGACTGCGGGCAAAGCACTTAACGGGCCAAAATTATACAAGTCCTCATGCCCCACAGTAGCATCAAAAACATAACTAGGCAGACCTGCGGGCGGCGATAAACTTACCTCATACCAATTATTCCCTGTAACTCCGGTCAGATTACCCCACAACAACCATGAGCCAAATCCAGCCGTCATCGCCGGAGCTGTACCTGGCGCGCCCGAACTGAAAGTTGCATTCGCTCTATATCCAAGGGCATTATTATCACTTGCAGCCATATTAAACGCCGTGTCAGTCATAAAACCAAGCCAATACTGTGTCCCTGCACTTAAACTTTGTGGCGTGGTTAAATTCAAAGTCAAAGGTACACCTGAGCTAATACCTGTAACTGTAGACCCCGCGGACATTAGTGTTCCGGCCGCCCCAGAACTATCCGAATAAATAACAGGCCTAAAGTTCGCCGTGGCACTTGAAGCATTTGAAGAGATTGAAATTGAATTAATTGTTCCCGCTACAACAGGGGTGAAACGTCTCAGTCCCATACAATTCGCCACTGTCGCGACACTACCTTGGGTCCGTTGCCCCGCAGATCCCAATATCGCCGCTCCAAATCCAAACTGTACCGTTCCATCACTTGTAGGAAATGTAGTCTCAACCCTAGGGCTTGTCAAAAGCACCGCGTTATTGGTTGATCCGGTCGGGTCAAAAATGTACAAATCGTCAAATTGGCAAGCTCCGGCGGCACTCGGCTGGGTCAATTGAAACCCATTAGCAAACGCATTGGCCGAGGCTGTCGTATCCCCCGTCCCAGACATTACACTCACACCATCCATCCAAATCTGATACGATGCGGAATTTCCAAACGTAATGTCCCATTCATAATAATGAATACTGTTGGCCGTAATAGAGGTAGGGCTAGTTGCTATAACGGTCCCGCCTACAGTCCCATTTCTAAACGTAACAGTCGAAGCAATTGAAATACAACACTGAACCGTGCCACCATCTAAAAAATATACCCCACATGTTCCTGTAAAAGCAGACGAAATTCTTATGCCGCCAATTAGCCGATTATAATTAGTCGGAAGTACCTTGGTTAATGTACCCGTTCCGCCCGGTTGCATCGCAAATCCAGGACTACTTAGTCCCGCCACGATTGTACAAAGATTACCAGAGGAGTTCCATTCACCCGCCGTCATAAGCAAGGAGGCATATCCAGCATTAGAATTAAGCCCACCGTATTTATCAAACCCGTCCATAAAAATAAGTGCCATGTTACGATGACCTTATGTTCAAGGAGCCTGCGGGGAAACTTACCAATACCCCGGCCGATATAATTTGTGGCACGACCTTTCGTACCATTCCATTCCCCGGCGCGGAAGTATTAACTCCCACTCCGCCATTTGTAACCGTAAATGAATTAGTCAAAGGTGATCCGCCAACAATCAACGGCCCCGTAAAGCTCCCAACCGCAAACGTAGGATTAGTACCCCCATATTCAATCGTCCATTGTACCGTGTCACCCGCCAAATATCCATGTGCAGGAGAGGTAATAATAGCAGGTGTACCACTGCTTACAGTGGCGGGGAACCACAAATAATTCCCCAGAAAGTCCCAAGCCAAAAGATTTCCCGTGGTCAAGGCGTCAAAGATGCCCATTCCAATCGCAGTTCCCCAAGCGGCAGTAGGAATAGGAAATGCTATAGGATTAGCATTTACGATTGAGGATGGCCCCGACCCTGTGGCGGCATTCCAATCTGCCGCCGCAGTTGCCACCCGCGCATACCCGGTCCCCGAGACTTCTGTAAATCCTGTCCCTGCATCTATCCCTACCCCAGTGAACAGGCCTACATGGGCGGTAGGTATAGAAAACAAGGCAGACTTGCCAGTGACATGGTTCAGAATGCCTTGAGACACTCTATCTGTAAAGCCAGTCATTACCGTCCCTTTCTTTTAGGCCAACGCCTTAACGCCATAGTTAAACCCCGCAGCTGTAAAATCCGCAATGAGCCACGGAGCGGAGGTATTGGGATTTAAGGCCCATTGACGAGAATAATTATTAAACGACGTAGACAAGGCAATGGACAACCCGGCCAAATAATCCGTCCCCGAAGTTCTAAGTGACCAATCCATATGTTGGGGGCCGGTGGCCCCAACCTGAGCGCGCGCCTCTTGGAAAAATCCTAGAACATTCCAAGTCCCTGCGGGGGCTACCGCGCCAGAGGGAGACCATTGTGAAAGATCATTATTCACCGTTGTGCTTACGAACGTGCCGTCTGAATTGTTGATTTCGTTTATGTTTCCAACAGTGTTAGGGAGCCATGATTGGGTGTTGCCCGACGCGGTAGCCGGTAAGGTCCACAGGGCCATTCCCCTCGTATCCTGATCGGCCACAATAATTTCCGAATAAAGTGTTTGGCCATTTGTGCCCCAATTAGATAATTCAACCTGATTTAACTGTGTCGCCGAGTCCGTGCGGGGATCTCCCGCAAAATTCACAACCATAGTCCCATTGAGCCAAACCTGTATCCCACCGGACACACTATAATCAATCTTTACATCTAAGGAATACAGTGTTGAGCTTGTGTGGGACGAGGAAAACGTGGCCAAATCAGTCAAAGTTCCCGCCGCATTCCTACTTGAAACTTTCGGCGTACCATACAACGATGCCGATGTTCTAATTACAATCCTTGACACCCCATCAGGACTACGAAAAAGTACATTCTGGCAATTTAAGACCGATCCTGTGTCTGTATCAAAAAACACACAATGAAACCACACAACAGAACTGGATGTGAACGTGGGTAACTGTATTCGGTTGGCGGGCGGATCTGCCGTGGAGTTGCCACTATTTGCCCCCACCGCACACCGGCCATATCCAGCCCGAAACCGCCCGGTACTCGTACTTATCTGAGGAATTTGCGGGAATCCAGTAAATCCAATATCTTCCCCGGTCGCTTGCAAGATGGCCATTTCTAGTTCCTCGCTCCAACGATTGTCCCATAAAGGCCGGCGATTGTACCATCAAACCCTGAATGTGCATACATTCGTAATCTCTGTCCCTGTGTGACATTGAACGAGCCACAAGTCCAAGATCCCGAAGTCGAACCAGCGTGAATAGTCATACTTCCTACAGGCGTTCCCACCCCTGCCACATCAATCAATTGCAAATTAAATACCGCGTCCAATAATGGCGCGATCTGACATCCCGGCAACGGACTTTTAGCCAGGTTTGCGTCAAAATTAACTGTCCACGGAAATTCTGCATCAAAAATCTGATAATTACTATCCCACGGATCCAGGACCAAATCTGTAATAAGTCCTCCGACCGAAAACGGCGTAACCCACAATCCGCGCGCCAACCCCGAACCAGTCAAAGTATAATTATATACCGGCAACATAGATATATCTTCTAGATTGCCCCCAACCGAATTGAAGGATGGAAATTTAAAACTTACCATGGTCCCGATCATAATGGACGGATAAGTATGGGAGAATATCTGTCCTCCGACAAGTCCAAACTGGCCACCTATTGGATGGGCCGAGATTGCCGTGTCGAACATTCCCCGCCTCAAATATGTGTCCAAATCGTACATACTTGGCGCGGTCAATACAACATTAGAATATCCTACAAGTTCCCCATCTACATAGGCTAGGGTAATCCCAACATCCGCATCGCCGGCACTTGCTGCATCTATGACCCCATCACACATTCCCGTGTCCACAGATAACACATTTGTAGTGTCGGGGTCCGAACCGGCCAGGAAATTGGCCGACAACATCCCTTGGACGCCACCCGTCATCATAGTGCCCAATTGGCCATATGAAGTGCCGCCATCTACCGAAGCCCAAATCTGGCACCCGCCCCAATCCTCTGTCGGACCCGTAACAATTATCCACAGCGATAATTGGCCCGCCGAAAGGCTCGGGTTGGGTTCAAAAATAATCGGCTCATTAACACTTGGCGGAAACGTGTCAATAATATCCGTGTAGCCGCCCGATCCTGAAACTTGTGAGTCATAAAGATAAGCCGTTCCAACGCCTGACGGGGAGAGTGCCACGATGATTGTCCTTTCGTTTTAGTACAAGACCTTGGTAGTCTGTAAGGGTTCGGGGCCGTCCAAGATCAATTCTGGCCCTGAACTTAGAAGTTTCCCTTTAGGAAATCTCAGATCTAGGTCGGCCAAATGTCTAAAAGCACTTTCGTTTGGATCTCTAGGAATGGAATTTGTATTCCTAAATATTGATGGGCTGTTTATGGCCCGTTTTGTGGTCCACCAAAAATTACTTGTATCCCCCCTAAATCCACTATAAAACACAACGTCTTTGACTAACGAAAACTTTAACATTGGCGGCAAGACAAGGCCCGAACCCATAACACTATCCACATCGTGGCCATCCACCCACAATATAATCCTCTGAAACCCATCCAACGTCCATGTCAATAACAAATGTTGCCAAGTGCTATTTGTCAAAATTATGTCTTGATCGGTCTGAAAATAAAACTCTCCATCTAAGATTACACTAAGAGACAGGTTTTCATCTATAAAGACCTTTAATTGTATGTGGCCATTACTGTCTATGGCGGTGATTAGATCACAGGTCTCGCCCTTGGGTATTTCCTGATCCATATTGACCCACAGGGATAGGGTGCCTTGAGAACTGTCTTGTAATTGGGGATCTTGCCAAATATAAGCACTTTGACCCGTAAATGTCAGGGCAGCTAATGGTGGAGGTGTACTTACAGGCGCAGCGCCGCCCATTTGTGGATCTTCACATGTAAAAATCAAATCCCCGTTGTCATTTTCTTCAATGGTCAAGATACGGACTGGATAATGGTCCAGGTATGTGTCCCCAGCATGGCCGGTCAACGTGACCATATCCATTGGCTCTAACAAACAATATTGCCATCCCAACTGAAACTTTATCTGATTGTTGCGGATATACATCCGCCGTTGCATAAGTAATTGAATGGAGATTTGGGCCGAATACTGATTACAAAAGGCCCGCCCTGGTAATGAGTCCCCAATCCGTAACCCATACGTATCAATTGCGCCTTGGTCATAAGCAGTTATGATTGTAGAGTTGTAAAAGTTTTTGCGGTCCATATATTCCATTGAGATCCAATTATCTGCATCCGCCGGGTTGGACCTCATCAACATGATTGGGTCATCATCTCCAGGAGTTGGTATCCCTCCCTCTTGGTGTGGGTTCCAGGGCAGAAAATCATCATCCGTCAAATCATATTGATAGGTAAATGTAAACGGATACCAATATGCACCGTTGTTGTTGAGTTCTAGATCCCCATAAGGGACGACCTTTAACAAACGTCCTGACCAAACCATTGTCGAATTAGTCAAAATTATCAAACCATTTAACCATTCAATTGCCTTTTGGTGCCCGTCTAGACTGGAACTTACCAGCAAGGACGCCGCCTGACAGTAATCCCCATATGTATTTAGGATCACCCCATCTGGGTCATGAGTTAGGCGATCCAAGCATTCTGGTGGAAAGCCCGCCCCGTACCTAACATTAGTCAAAAAATCTGTTATTATGTCTCCTGGATTTGCATCGGCGGTATATGCCCCCACATTTACGCCGGTCATCATTCCCGTAATTTCTATCCCTACGTTTGGTAAGACCGGAGATTGTCCAAGGTCCATTGGCGTCCCAGTAACATGCACGGTCCCACTATAACCCAAACTATTAAAACTTGGGTCGGGGGTCTGCCCATCATATCCCAGATAGGCATGTAATCCCGTAGATCCAAACGATGCAACCCCGGCCGAGGAAAAAACTAAATTAGCAGTTGTACCCCCGACAGGGCCTTGACACAAGGCAAAATCTACAAACACGCTATAGTGGCCATTCTTTTTGCCGCCCTTACCCTTACTGCTACCCCCGCCTTTTCCTGATTGGGAGGTGCCACTTAGGGGCAACGATCCCGTCTTGCCTTTTTTACCTTTTGGTCCCTTATAATTCTTAAGATCTATAAGATTGACCTGTTGCCGACACGTCCCATAGATCAATGGGATTACAGATCCTTGTTGTGACGTATTATAATGCAAAGCATTTTTGGCCTGGTGCTGCCAAGCCGTGTTCTGCAAAAACGACTGTTGGGGCCGAAAAATCGAACTCATTTATGTGGCCCCCTAGAGATACGGATCATCATTACAGATCGTCAACGAGGCCCCCACAAGACCCAGATTAGGATATGCCAAGTCTCCGCCCCCGCCACTACCACTTACTCCATAAAAATTCTCCCAATACAAATGATCGTCAGGTTTAAACCCCGCCCGGTTATACGCATAATACGATTGGTCAAGTCCGGGCTGGTTAGGATTTAAATTACCTACGGCTGGATAATGCAAGAATACATGAGGAGATTTACCAAACGGATACTCGCCGCGAGGTCCAAGATCCTTAGCACTTCCGTCAGGGTTCCTAAACGAACTCGGGCTTGAATGTTGCGCCGAACCATCAAACCACAAGTCCTGGGTGCAACCTCTCAGTGTCCCGCCAATCACGCCAAAGTTCGCGCCCGAATAAAATATAATAGTCCGCTCATTTGAATACTTTACGTCATACCAGGGTATAAGAATAGACGATAAAGCAAAATCATAAGCCCGTTCGCCGTCTACCCAAGCATTTACTTTGGGGCTGGCCCAACTAAACAGCACATGATGCCATTGCCCATCAAACTTTAAAACTTCTGGATTAGACAAGAGAGAAATTTTATTAGCCGTATAGCTGCCTGCCACCCAGCCAAACAACCTCCCACGCCAATCTACCCCCAATCCCAACTCCATCCTCACATCACTTGGATCAGGTGGTTGGGTATGAACAAAGAAAAACCTACTATCAAACGCGCCGTCGGGGCCGGTCGGAGCCTCATCTTCGGTAATTTTAACCCATACGCTTAATGAGCCGTGGCGACTATCCGGCGGATGTGTATGCTCCCAATTAAAATTAGGAAATGTAGCATAGCCGGGGGTGGTAGATGGCCATATACAACCCGAAACGGTCATATGTACGGCCTTTTGATGATCCCTAAATGTCTCGCCGGTCATTGGCGCCGCGGTTCCAGGCTGCGGATCTTCCCCTGTAATTATCAAATCCCCATTATCATTTTCTTCAATAGCTGTAATTCGGACCGGATACTTGTCTAGATATTTGTCCCCATGAAGGCCCGTGACAGAGACAAAATCCATAGGTTCCAACAAGGCATACCGCCATCCAACCTGGAACTTCACCCCTGTGTTTCGAACATAAAGTTTGCGCTGAAGAAGAATTTGGAGCGAGATGGAGGCCGATCCAAGGTCCGCAAACGCCCTCCCCGCGATTGAGTCCCCAATCCTGAGACCATAAGTATCTATGGCACCTTGGTCAAACGCGGTCAAAATGGTCGAAGCATAAAAGTTTTTTCTATCTGTATATTCAATACTGTGCCAGTTATCAGCATCGGCGGGATTTGAACGAGTGATAATTATGGGATCGTCATCTCCAGGATTGACTGGCGCGCCATCCTGATGTGGAGCAAAGGGCAGAAAATCATCATCATCCAAATCATATTTAGGTACAAAGTCCGGTATCCAATGAGCACCATTGCGGTTTAATTCTGCATCACCGTAAGGGATGATTTTTAATTGTTTGCCGGACCAAACCATTGCGGAGTTGGTCAATTGACAAATCCCCTGCATCCATTCAATTGCCTTCATATGTCCATCTAAGGCCACACTAATCAACAAGTAATTGGACTGACAATAATCGCCGTAAGTATTGACCCGGCCGGGCAAACGGGTCAGGGGGGCGACACATTCGGGCGGGAACCCCGCCCCATATCTAGGATTAGTCAAAAAATCCGTAATACACTCGGCGGGGTTTGCGTCTTTTGGATTGGACGGCCCAGTGTTAATGCCAGTCATAAACCCATTGATTTCAAACCCAATATTCGGCACAACAGGAGACTGTCCTAGATCTATTGGCGTCCCTGTGACATGGCATGTTCCACTATAATTTACCTTATTAAAATGTGGGTCTAAGGCCTGTCCATCTTGGCCCTCATAAAAATGCAATATAGACGATCCAAACTGCTCGACCCCAGACGACGAATAAATAGTATTGTGTGGGTCGAAATGTACGGGGCCTTGGCATATCGCAACGTCTATATTGACAGAATAATGTTTGTTCTTTTTCGCGCCTTTGCCCTTACTTCCACCTGATCCCTTACCAGTCTGGGAAGTCCCAGACAATGGAATAGATCCTACTTTGCCTTTTTTGCCTTTCGGCCCCCTGTAATCATTCAAATCAATAAGGTTCATTTGCACGCGCACGGTGCCATATATCAATGGCAAAACCGATCCCTGCTGAGACGTATTGTAATGTAAAGCATTTATAGCACTATGTTGCCAAGCGGTATTTTGCAGGAACGATCTCTTGGGTCGAAACAACGAACTCATTGTGCGGCGACCTCTGATATTTTATCCGACATTTCATCTTCTAACATCAAGGGCCTATAAAAGACCCTAGCTTTGGACATTAAATGTCCTTGTGTCCCATCCGCATATATGACCCCGCGCGTCACATACGAATGAATGATACGGGGCCATTCAACTATAATTCCCCCATGCGAAAAGACCCGCCCCACACGATACAAGACTAGATCCGCCGGTAAGGCCTCTGCCATTGTAATTGGCCGCGAAAATCTCTCTACGATAGATTTGTACCATTCCTCTGAACGATGTAGGTGAAAATCTCGTGGATAATATGCCGTCTTGACGTGGGGTATAAATCCACACTCCTCAAACACCCCAAGTAAAAACTGGCCACAATCCACCCCTGCACCCTTGCACCGTTGTAGGTGATGGAATGGTGTCCCTACCCATTCCCCGGCCACCTGCAAAACCTTCTGTCTTCTTTCATTTAACATTTTAGTCTCCTACTGCATTTATGGCCCACATAAGACCCTCCACAATCAACAGCCACAAAACTATGCCCAAAATGACAAACCCCACCCGCCATAAAAATTTCTTCAAATGGCGGTCTCAGGGGGTGGAATATACGGAAACCCGCCATACCGCGCCCGATTTTGAAACGTATTGGTACAGGTGTTTAGCGTGTGGTCACATCCTGGGAAGACGTGAAAATAATCCGAACTTTCCACAACTGGGAAGATCCACGGTTTAAGAAAATACACCGTATTCCAGGGAGAGCCGGGAATAATTTTACCAATCGTTCGCGTAAACCCAGCGTTTAGACCCGTAAAGCCCTGAATTGTACCATTATCATACGACGTTGCAATCGCGGGGGTGAAAGTTGTCTTTATCGAATTTTGGTCCGATCCAACACCGCAGATAAATTCTGCCAGACCAATCCCGGTCGCAGTCCCTAACGCATTTAAACCATTTACCCGATCATATCCGCACATTCCAAATCCAGGCTCCCCAAACACATGGTTACATGCAGATTGGAACAGTCTTCGGGGCATTTGCACTGTTAGGAGGTCCAACAATGATTTGACCCGTATTGCAGTTTTTGTACGTCCTATATCTACATCTCCGACCCGACCATAAAACCAAGTAATTGTTCCCACCACATGTGGGGGAGAACCTGTCAAGAATGCGCGCAAAAGTTCACAATATGCCCCATCGAACAATCCGACAAAAAAGGCATTCTGCCAAGTGATTGTGCCCCCAGAATTGACGGCCAAGATATCCTCATCCCCGGCATACAGGTCAATGGATAATTCATCGACTTGGGGGCCGACCTCGACCTTGGATTTGGTCCGCGCAAACCTCGGCCCCAAAACAAACTCATAAGTCGGCGCGGTAGTATTGGGCAGGGGAGCTACCAATGGTGTTTGGAAACCTGAATAATAAAACGTTTCGCCGGTTATGAGAGTGAATATGTATAGGTCAGCAATCATGACCCGTTGGGAGGTGGGCCAATTATCCAGAAAAGTCTTCAGCGCGGTTGAAGCCAAACGCATCTTAGATCTCCCTAGTACAACACAGATGTAAGTTTTAGTTGCTTCATGGACCACAGTTGATACATGAAGTTTTCGGCCTCTAGATTGTCCGTGGCGAAGCGGACCTTGTAGCGGTAGGTTCCATCAAAAGTAATTGGTGTGCCACTACCGGGGGCGGTCCCATAAGTAATGACCCCCGTATCAAAGTTCGGCACCGACCCAGTAGGGGAAAATGTATAATCTATAGGAATAATTGGGGCGCGAATTGCACTACAAAGTTGGAAACTCTTTGTTGTACCGTCACCTACGGCGACAGTTATGGCCTGCGCCACAGCCGGATCGGCCCGCGTAGTATTATCCGTAGGATCATAAAACTGAAACGGAATACTTGCTCCACATTGTTGATTGAAGAAGTTCCAAATCTGTCGCAATTCATCCCTGGGGGTAGTCACGTCCGCATAGGCATGGCCGCGCAATGGGCCATCTCGTATATCCCACCGATCTCTTAAAACCTCATACGTTAATGTAAAGGTATAAATAGGTAATATATAATCATTTACGCGCAGTTCGCGGCCACTTACGGCCCTCTGCATTCGGGTGGCCCAGTTGGGGCTTTTCATTACGGACCATCCCAACGTGATAGTATTAGGAAAGACATTTAGTGCCATCGCCCTTATCCTGGCAAATTGGGGTTGAAGTTACGATAAGCGTTCCGGTACAGGCCCGCGATAGTATCCCTGTGGTTCATTAGAAATTGGGCACCAGATCGTTGATCTATGGCATTTATGTGGAAGTTGATTGGGGGCGGCGGCATCCCGGCAGGGCCACCACCATTAGCCCCATCTTGTACCGCCTCCGACAAATGCTTTGGAAGAACCATTTCCCCAGGGTGCAAGATTGACAATGTACCCCCTCTTGACAGGTTTGCTCCGCCGCCCATAATCATTCCCCCCTCTGCCGAGGGAATTATCCCACCCTGTTCCAACATAAAGATTGGAAGTATTTTTCCTATGGTGCCAAAAATGCTACCGGCCGTATCTAAAAGTCCTCCACCACCACCCCCACCGCTATCACTTTTATTATCCCCAAACATACTAAAGATAGATTTCAATCCACCAAAAGCCCCACTAATCGTAGACATTGAGGTGGATAGTTTGGCAACTCCATTTTCAGATGATCCAGTGGTACGGGCCATTGACCCCAACGCACCCGTAACCTTTGTTACGTCTGTAGCCAGATCACCCATTTTGGTACTAACATTACTGACATTTTCGGTCAGTTGGCGTACTGCTGTGTTTGTACCTATTGCACCGCCGGCAACCGGACTATAAGTCGGAGAACCTGGAGTAATTTCTGAGACCACTCCGCCTTCTGCATATCCTCTCGGTAGAACAACTTCTCCACCTTGCAAAAATGCAGCCATATCATGTGGAACCTGTCCACCTCCATGGAACTTAGGTAGGATCTTTTCCCACCACGACTTGGACGGCTCATCCTTATCGCCAATTGTTTTGCCTGTGTATGGATTTATATTTGCCGCTTTGTCCTTGTATTTGTCCAATTGTTCTTGGGTCAGCGGAGTAGTAATTTGGGTTACATCTTCGGCCCCAAAATCTTTAGTATCTAATAGTTTTTTGGCCAAGGCCTTGTCTTTGTCTTTTTCGCCAAACAGGGATGCAATTCCTCCCGCTACAGCCAAACCTCCCAATAAGGCAAGCCAGAACCATCCCTTTCCCAGACCCGGATTGGTCTGTACCAAATGATACGGGGCAAAGCCGCGACTTTCATTTGTAAGAGATGTGAGGCCTGGATGGGACGCTACAATGCCTCCATCGGCAAACTTAGGCATTGATCCAGATGGAAACAACTGGGCCATTGGATCAAGGTCTCGGAATTTTAATGCTTCACGAAGGGTAAGCCCTTCATGATGCTGCATTCCATTTCGACCCATAGATACAACATCAAACTTCTCACCTCTAAGTACACTTTCCCGCGCTATACTTGCCTCTGCGGGCTTTCCTGCAAATTCCCGCCCTCCACTTACCCTAAACCCATATAAATCTGTAGTTTCCCCCGTCATCTGAAACATACGTCTGAATGTATCACGGATAAATTGGCCACCAAGTGCTCCGCGGCCATACCCTGCCGCAAATGTTTGACCTGGAAGTTCTGGATTGACCGAGGGCAAGGGCGAACTTGCCAATCCAATATGTATACCTCTAAATTTCTCGCTTGATTTGCGATATAAATCGCCTTCCATTACGGGCTTTCTTTCGCCCTCGGCAAAGGCCCCAAATTCCATATGCCGATATTCTATACCACGAACAGTCTGGCTTTCTGGATTTATAAACTTTAGTTTTTGGAATTTCAGGGCACCACTTTCATCTGCCAACATAGATGGAACGGCGGCGGCCATTTCCCGAGCAATTGGCACTCCCGCTCGTATCGCCCCAATACCCGCCCGCGCAACAGGAAATAAAGTAGAGACGCCAGTTGCAGCTCCGACTACGCCCTGACCAAACGCCTGTAGATATTCCCCCCTACGGGCGGCCAATATTGATTGCTCAATATCTGTATAGCCAATTAGAGATTTGCCAATATCTTTCAATGACGGAACAGGTTCGGGTTTGTATTTTAAAAATTCCCCTTCCAAATTTTGCTTATAAATTTCCTCAACAAGTCCGCCATCGGCAAATCTTTGACCCCGTTCTGCCAAAATCCTCCTATAACGCTTCATTTCGTTAAGTTCGGCTTCTGTACCTCCCATACTGTAATGACCAGCATCAGGGGTACCAAACGTGCTACCAATGGCTATAGACTGGCCGGGATAATACCTATCGCGGGCCTTAAGCATTTCTTCGTCTAGTTTACGATATAAAGGACCGCCTCTCCCCATCATTCCAGGAACAAGGTTTCCCTTCGCGTCAAAAATCCCAACATCAAATGCCCGGCCCATACCATGTTCGGAAGGTTCACCAGTTCCTTTAACGGTAGACCCAGGTCTATTAGCCGAGGTTATTTTAGTTGAAAACCCTCTGGGCAGATTTTCATTAGCACTATCCATCAAGAAGTGAAGTTTTAGAAGTTCGGGGGTATCATATGTCATACCTCCTATTGTAAGATTTTCGCCCCCTGCAATTCCGCCCTCTTGATGGCGTTCAATCCCTGACGGGAACATACGATCGTATTTGGCCCGCTGATTGCGGGTCAGAACCCGTTCCCCTGGAGTAAGCCACGCCAATACAGTATCTGTACCTACAGGACCGCCAAGTGCATATGCAGGTGTAGGCACACTTGTAGGAGCAGGCGGACTTGCCGTAGGTCCGGCTCCAGGAGCCTTAATCGCCGCCAAAGCACTTGCAGCTGTGGATGCGGCACTTCCAAGTCTTCTTAGTTCATTTTGGGCGGCTTCAGCACCACCTATACTATAATGTCCCGCATCCGGCTTATCACTAAATGTACTTCCTACTGCCAATGGCTGGCCGGGATATAACTTGTCCCTGGCCTTTATCATTTCTTCGTCCAGTTTACGATACATGGGACCACCACGACCCATGTACCCTGGAACTCGTTTCCCTTCTGGATCTAGAACTTCAACGTCCGCGGCCCGCGCGAAACCATGTTCAGAGGGTGTACCTTTCCAAGTAGTAGCCCCAGGTCTTACATCATTAGTTATCCGTGCCGTGTATCCGGCTGGCAAATTTTTATTTGCCTCGGCCAACATGGCATTAAGTTTTTGCAATTCAGGAGTATTGGTCGGGACACTTGATGTAGGACCGCCCGGCACAGTGGTACTTGGAACTGCCCCACCTTTTAATTTGTCGGCGGCCTCCTTTAATCTGTCTCCTGCCTCTTTTAATCCATCAGCTGCGGGCTTTATAAGTTTCGTGGCCTCGTTTTGGGCGTCGGCGGCTTTTTGTATTTTTTCGGCCGCCCCCTGCATTGCGTCCTTGGGGGTATCCTTGGTCAGACCAAGCATATTCCCAAGTGCCCGACTTAGAACCGTTCCAAGTCCGGTATCTGCCAATCCCTCAGTCTTGACCCCCAACATTGGGGCCAATTTACTGCCTAGATACTGTGACCCTAAACTAAAGGTCTCTTTTACCAACGCTCCAGTAATTGATTTGCGGAGATCCTGTAATGTATTGGTTCCGGCCTCGCCAGTCAAAAGGCCCGTTAGGGACTTCTCAAGTCCTGACCCCACTTCATCAAACGCACCTTTTAATAATTTGGCGCGCTTTTCATTTTCTTTTTCTATAGCCTCGCTTACGCGGGCCTGGGCGGCGATTTGTAGTTCCGCATCCTTCTCATACAATTCGGCCAAATGCGAGAACAGTTTCTCTTTTTGTTGATCTGTGAGTCCACTAATTCTGGTCTGGGCTTCAATTCGTTTTTCTTCCTCCTCCATTACTTTAGATGAGAACGCGGCCTCTTTAGTGGCCATCGTCTCCTTGGACATACTATGGTCCGCAACCTGAGCCTGAAGTCTATACTTCTCCTGTTGCATCCTGATCCGGTCAAGACGCTCTTGGGACGAATTAAACCTATCTAATTCACTAAACCTTCTATTTTGTTCTTCAGATAAGGCATTTACAATATCTGTTTGGGCATTGATTTTTTGGGCGGGGGTGGCGTATTTGTCCCCAGCCGTAATTTGGGCTTCTTGAATACGTAAACGTACTATTTCCTCTAAATCGCCACGACTTTTGGCAATTGCTTCACTTAGTTTTAGTTGGGCAATTTGAGTATTTTTGGTGTCCTCTACGATACGTTTTTGGGCCTCTGCGATTTGAGCATCATAGCCAGCACTTTGCCGCTGGTACTCAACCCCAACCCGCCATAGATCCCACCAAATCTTAGTCTTTACTGTAATGTCTGCATTTGTCTTATCAGCATCTTGCATTGCCTTGTTGAAGGCTTCGGCTTCGGCCCTCAATTGCATCATTGCAAGGGCGCGTTCTTGTTCTATAGCCGCAGGGGCCGCCGCAAGCCCCGCATGACCCATATCTCTAAGTTTGGCCTTGTTTTGCAGTTCAAAGGCCGAAAGAATATCCCTATTGGCCTGTTTTAAATCATTTGCCGACGATACTGCCGCTTCGACTACAGTTCTGTATGCTAGGATTCCCGCGCGCTCTATGTCCTCCATTGCGCGGAGGAAATCTACACTCCCCGCCTTGAAATGGGCGGCGGCATTCGCGCGCCATTCTGCAATGATCGCAGTTATAGCATCATAAGAACCCTTGCCGGTTCTGATTTGGTTTTCATAACCTTTTGCAGCTTCGGCGTATTCTTCTCGATTTGCTTCTCGGGCAAACGCAGTCTGGGCACGTTTAGCCGTTTCAACCTGTACCTGTGTCGCCTGACCTTTTTTAAGTTGTTGCTCAGTCAATGAGACTATTTCGGCCTGTAGGGCAATCTTTTCTTTTGAACCATGCGCCTCGGCGGCAATCCGTTCCTGTATCCCTGCAATGGTAATTGCGGTTTCCTCGTTTTGGATCCGCCGCATTACCTCTTTTATTTCATTGTTGGCTTTTATTGCAGCCTCAGACTCTTGTGCCATTTCGGCGGCACGTTCGGGGTCCATACCTCCCCCGACCAACCTTTGAGTCTCTGTTCTTTGTTGTTCGCGTGCAACATTTATTGCAGCCGCTAATTGGGCCTGTAAATCTACATGTCTTGCTTGGGCTTCGGCATGGATATGTCCTAGAGCAAGTCTATGCCGCCTTTCCTCGGCAGGATCTTGTGGCATTGACCGGACTTCAGCTTCAAGAGTTCCAGCCGCGCTACGCGCCCGTTCTTCTGCGGGAGTACCCTTTAATCTTTCCGCCGCCGATTGGGCGGCAGTCATCATGTTTACAAGTACAATCCGCTTATTTAAGGCATCATTGCCTGCGACTATAGCAAGGCCTTGGGCCTTTATGTCCTCTGTTAATCTCTGTGTAGCTTCACTATCCCCTTTTAAGGGGTCCATATATTTTTCGAATGTTTTTGCCAGTTCCTCCGCAAGAGGATTAAAGGTAGAAAATTCACTACCCGCGGCTCCAGCCCCAAATGCGAGCCAGAACATATCATTACCGGCAGTTCGCCCCGCCGTTCCCAACTCTTTTAATTTGGGGTCAATAAGATAGGGGGCAAGAAGTCTAAACGCTTCCTCGTCGGTCTTTGCGATCTTTGCTAGTTCTACAAGGGACCGTCCAGAACTATCCACCACCCCTTCGAGGCCGCGGAATTTAGTTATAAATTCGGCTAGTGAAACTGCGCCACCTTTGGCAGCGTTTACAAATGGCTCAATAGCCTTTGTAGGTTCAACCCGTTGTAGGCCTGCATATCCCTTAGCCGCCTCGTCAAAACTCTGTCGTATTGCATGAGCCGCCGGAGGAAGTTTATCTAATTCAGATAATAACTCCTTTGTTGTTCCAGCGTACTCATTAGTTGATCTTTTGCTACGGTCAAATTCTGCCTCAGCCCCTGCACGTTGTTGAGGTCCAAATCCAAACCCCTGTATTGCTCCTGTTGTTTCTGTTTCACGAACCGATTTAAACCGCTGATATGCCTGTTCGAGAGCATAAACGACCACTGCAATTGCGGCCACTGCCGCTGCGGCATAAACCCCCCACACCCCAGTCAATTTAGTCAGTGTATTTTCTAATATACCACTGTCGCGGGCCAGAGCGGTAAATGAGGCCACAACTTGGCCGCGCTGACCGCGCATCAGACCATCAAAGATGGCAGTCGTGTGCTGAAGACTACGACCCAGATTAAAGGACGCCCCAGTAGCGGCGTCCAATTCTTCCGTCATCCCGTGTCCAGTTACAGGATGAACTTTTAATTGACCAGCGTCATCTCGGACAAATTTAACCTGTGTCCGCGCCGCCATTTGTTCTTGGAATTTAAACTGCTCCTTGGCAAGTTTATCTTGCTCCGCGCCATACCGTTTTAAGTCGGCGACCATTTGGTCTGTGGCACGTTTCCGGGCAGCAGCCTCTGCCTCTATTTGGCGCTGTCTATCTGCAAGATTGACCTGGGCGGCCATCTGCTGTTGAAACTTAAATTGCTCTGCATTGAGTTTTTCTTGTTCGGTTTTGGCGCGCTGAATTTCTTGTATGTGCTGGGCGAGATTAGACTTGGGGGCGATCTGCGAGGCAAATTTGGCCTGTTCGCGATTTAGGCGTTCTTGTTCTTGGGTCGCCCGGCGAACATTTTCTACATGTTCGGCTATGTTGGACTGAGGAGCCAACAATTGAATGAATTTGCTTTGTTCTTCATTAAGTCTTTGCTGGGCAACTATAGCATTGCGGACATCATCTGCATGTTGTTTGACGTTAGATTGGGGAGAGATTTGGGAGGCAAACTTTTGGCGGGCCTGTCCCGCTTTTTCTTCTTCTTGGCCCAACCGGCGCATTTCATCAGATTGGGCCTTTAAAACGGCCAATCGTGTTGACAGTTGGGCGCTAGACTCTGATCCGTACTGACTTGCTGTACTTCCCAATTGGCGCATTATATCCAATTGGTTTTGTAATTCTGCCCCTGCCGCTTTAAGGGTCGATGAATTTACATTATTATAAAATACCTTCGCCTGTTCGGCTAAAGTCTCAAATGCAGAAGCGGTGGCGGCGACTTGGGCCTTTAATTCCTGTAAACTCTGCGTAGCGGCGTCAATGTCGGTCTGAATAACGCGCGTGGCTTGTTGGATCGCCCCAAGTCCAAGACCACTTTGCCCAACCTGTTGTAATTGTTTTTGTAGTTCTTTTAGGCGAGTTTCAATGGCAGTGATCTGGGCACTGGCATCATCGTTAGCGCGGATATTAAATGAAAAGTCGGCCATCGAACTGACCTCTACTTACAGGGTCTCGATTAGGGCGTCGTAGAGTTGGTCTTCAATCCAGGGCTTTAACTGGGCCATTCGTTGGGCCAAGATGTCAGAACCTTTGAGATACGGATGTCGCACATACCGTGTCCGCACTAGATCACCTGATTTGGCAACAAACCTCAACATTCTGGCCTTTACAGGTACGATTGGATAAAATCCGGTCTTGTCCTGGGATTCTATATATCCAATTAATGTAGTCCCTTGTTGCGTGACCCCCGAATGAATAGTGCCCGGATCAAGATATTTCGCCGGTAATGTGTGAAACAAATCCTCATGAATAGTAGTAACAATGTTGTATAATTTATTGGTTAGGGCATCCTGTATCTTTTTGGGCAGGCCCTTAAGTGCCACCAGTACCTCATCGCCCTGTACTGTGATGTCAATTAAGGAGCCTGCCATTTAATTTCCCCTCACAACCAAATCCACATTGCCGAATTGGTTTATAGTTTCAAGCATACGTCGGGTGTTGTTGATGTTTTCTTGGTGTTTGGTTTCGTGGGTTTGATAGCCTAAATACGCGGCTACTAACCAACCGACTGGAGGATTTTTAGCCCAAGCCCTTTGTAATAACTTACACCACTTTAAGGTGTACGTTCGTCCAATGGCTATGGGATCTCCGCCGCAGACTCCGTTGGCTGCGAGTTCGGCGATGAGTCCGCAGATGTCCCAGTCCCATTTTCCGGGTTCTCCGCCGTTTCGCTCACCGCCTCCACTTCCGGGTTTGTATTGCCCTCAAACCCCGAAATATCCAGCAGTTCGTTCATTCGGCCCGGCAATTCCCGCATTTCCTTTAGGGAACATGCCTTCAAGAACTCATCTTCTGTGACGGTCATCTCAGGATGGGAGTCCTTCAATGCTATGTACATGATGTGGATCACATTCACGGCATAGGAAATCCAATCCAAGTCAGGCCCAAGAGTAAGCAACTGACTTTTTACCTTGTCCATTACAAAGAGGTTGAGGGCCGGAACTTCTATGTCCTGGCCCCCAATAACAAATTTGGTAGTTTCGTGGGAGGTGGTCAGGCGCGGACCCAACCACTGTGCCCCATTTCCATTTGACATGGCCATGATAGAACGTCCTATTTTAGTTGGTGGAGTTCCAACTCCCCACCGAGCCAGAGGCGTCGGCGAAAGCGGAGAAGTCAAGATCCTCGATCACATAATCATCAATACGGGTTGGGAACGTCAGGCGGTTACTGACACAAGCGTTCAAGACCAACACGACTTGGTTGTTCTCGAACTCTTGGAAGAACGTAGCCTTGAACCTGGGAGTGTTGCCCATCAGGGGGTTGCCAAGTGCAATGCTATTTCCCCCCGTAACGGTGTACGAATAGTTGACAAGTACACCAGTTCCGGCCGGGAGCGTCCCAAACGTATACGCGCCAGTCGAAGCATTAAAAACATACTGACCGGCAGTTGGGGCGCTACTTACCGCAATCAACTGATTGCCATTGGAACCCAAAAAGACACCCTGGTCGAGCAGAGGTGTGGAACCAGCGTTTGCCACCGTGTAACTTGCAGCGCCGGTGCCGCCCAATGCAGAACTTTCATTCCAAGAGTATTTCAGGGATGTGGTGGTGGACAGGATCTGACCAAAAAAGAGGTCATTAAACATGCGGGCCTTGATCTCGGCAACCTTCGCTTTGCCGGTGATCTTTGTTTTGCCACGGGCAGTATCAATTGGATACTGATTGGTGGCAAACAATTCCTTCGTGTCGCCCGAGAACTCGATGTCTACGTTTTGAAGGGCGCCAAAACGAATAGGAGTGAGGGTTCCCCCACTATCAGTTCTGATGCCTGTCAAAACGCCGGAGCCAAAACCAAATTCCATGGAACCATTCCTTCAATTAGAGGGTAGGACTACTCGCGCTTGAGTGGCCCTTTGGTGAGGTATTCCCGCAAGTGTGAGAGAGAATTGTTCAGGTGGTTCCACGCTTCGGTATTAGCCGAGATTGGGCTGTTCCTAACGTAGTCATCAATCCACGCAGAAGATGCCGCCTGCCAAGTCTCATCTGAGATTTCTGACCCAGCAAATGGCACCTTTGGATCTGCGCCTTGATCCGCTGTAACCGTAGCCGCCGTTTCTTGTTCTTGTTGTTCCTGTTGTTCTTTATCGTCCGACATTGGTTTTCCTTTCCTAAGGCAAAAGGATACGAATGGGGAGAACCAATAAGGCTTGCCCATCTATGTCTCCCGGATCACGGATGAGCATTGAGTCTTCGCGAATAATCCGCGCCCAATGTACAAGTCCCCCAAGTGTGAGTTCATTTCGGCCGGGATCATCGGGAAGTAAAACACTTTCTAAAGCCGTTTCCATAATGTCAAGTAAATCGTCCCCAATTATAGACTCGTCCCCGGTCGGGGCATAACACCAAAAACCCATATCCAAATAACGCCGAATGAGATTACCACTACCGCTTGAATTGCGGTTTTCCCGGTGCTGCACTAGAAACATGGCGGGTTGCATAGACGTGTCCACATTGATCCAGAGTTTTAATCTTCTGGAGGTGGTGGCCCAGGTCGTGTACCCATTTATAGGGGTATCAAAGGTGGCGCTTTTGGCCAAATCAAATAAACGATCCTTAATTATCTTTCTATCTCTTGGGGTGGCGGGGCCAAAATCAAACATTGGACGTAACCTTTACTTTTCGCCCACCCTCAACCCCATACTCGATCCGTATATCGTCCCCCAAAATAACCTCCAATTGTCCACCCCTTTCAATTATTCCATCTAGGACATTTTTAATTTCGGGGGCTTGCCATGAGCGAGGGTATTGGGGATCTACCTGTACATAGGCCAATTTATCATCATGACGATCAACGGGGCCAATAACCACATGAGAAATATCAGGACGGAGATATCTAGGCAATCTCTTAGTCTCGTCTTCATGGCTTTGACTTTCTAGCCACAAACATTTAAATTGGGCACAGGCCAGAAGTTGGGGGTCCGAGGATTTCTCCATATGACGTTCACAACCGCCGTGTACCCCCGTCCACCAACAGAGCATACGCGCAGGTTTGTTTATGTCCGGAACCCCCAACAACTTGCAGCACAAGTTACATGCGCCACAACCCAAAGTCATAAGTAATTATTCCTTTGGGGGATCAGTTTGGACAGGAAGATTGTCTGACGGCGGATCTTTTTGCTCCTTTTCAGGTTCGCCATTTTCGTCAGACATATAGAATGGAAACGCCAACTGTTCTGGTTCCATCTTGTGTCCGTCCTTTCGACAATAAAAAAGGCCCCGCGAGGGGGCCTTAAGTTTTGAGGGAGATCTGGAAGGTGCTTAGGCAAATGCCTCTTGGGACGGGGCCGGAGATTGTTCCAGTTTCTTAAATCTTCTTCGGATAAACCCCATCGCCACGAGTCCAGTCCCCAAAAGGGCCATACTTCCCGGCTCTGGTACGTCAATGGCCGATGCGACAGGTACGATGTAGAAACTCTCGCCCCCATCAACCGCGCCATGCCATGTGGCCTGAAAGATCAGGTTATCACCCGGCTGTATAGCACAGTCGGCCAGTACGAATTGGCCACTGTCCCGACAGCCTTGTGACAAATTGAACCCTGAGATCAGGTAATCTGCCGAGCCATTACCATTTCGGATATCTGGCAACGCCACCGAGCCGGCCAAGTCAAACACTATCTGACCAGTCGTAAGATCAATCAGGCGGAACTGATCTAGGACTTCCGACGCAGCGTGGGTCGAGTTCACGTCAATGGCGACCCCGAACGTAAACAAGGGATCTGTGCCTTGGGCGTTTAGGAAGTTCTCCAGTTGGGTTCCGGTATAGGCCGTGCCTTGTACACCGTTCCCAAACGCATTGGTCAGATTTGATGAGAACAGGTTGAAACTGTCATCATTACCTGTGCTGTTGAAATTATTGTACCCAAATCCTACCGGATTGTGGGCCTGTGTCGTTGCACAGATAATGCACGGATCGGAGGCCGACTGTGGTACGACTTGTGCATCGGCAAGTGGCGTCACAGTAAGTGTAGTAGCATTTGCGGGACTTAAACCCGCCACCAATGCCATTACAGATACTGCACCTAACAAGTTCTTAATCATGTTTGTAGCCTTTGATTAGGGGTTGGGACCAGGACGGTCCCAACCATTGTTAAAGTTAGGCAGCGAGGAGATCTTGTTGACCAAAATCTTCCTGTTTCTTTTGGCGGCGGCGAACAAACCACCCCATACCAACAAGACCCGCACCCATAATCGCTAGGGATGACGGCTCGTTTACTGGCGTTACGTCGGAGGTGATGTCTTGGGAACGACCAGCCAAAGTGGCCTGCGCCCCAGAAATCAAATCACCCTGCGCCCACATAGTCCACGAGTATGGACCTGTAGTAACAAACGGCACAGTTACCTGACCCGTATCGAATGAGTCAGCACCACCAACAGCCGTGAAGTTGGCAGTAGACAACTGTGTCCCAGGGAGATCAGTAACGTTTTCGGCTCCCTGCTGGTTGGTAGTGTCACCATACCATGCCAGACTTATCGTGCTGGCAGGTGCGTTGAGCCAAGTTCCACTACCCGCCAACGTAGCGGTGTTAGTCGGCGCCGCAAAGTCAGTACCACCAACCACAAACGTAATGGTCTGGGTAGTACCTGTCGTATTGGTGATCTGCGTGCTGTTAGTCAGCAGAGAGTTTGTTGGAGGTCCGATAAACTGTAACTGCGACGACCCCTCAAAAGTCACACCCCCAATGTTAGTAGAACCAAGAGTGAGGGTGCCGATGGCGTTGTTGGTATCGCAACCTGACTGATTGTCGAAGCAAGAAAACGAACTTGCCCCAACCGTAGCCGCAATCATCAGAGTGGCATTGCCGGGATTGGCCAATCCCAACAAAAGCACCCCCGCACTTACTGTACTCAAAAGATACTTCATTGTTACACCCAAGGGTTAGTGGTGGACGCTAGTAATTGCCATGTGTACAGCACAGCAACCATAGGCCCCGATTTAGGGGCCTATTCCGGGGAGAAGCAAACCGCCAGGAGTTGTAAACCTGGCCTCGACATGCTTCCTAACCATTACTGAAAAGGACGAAACCAAATCCTTAATTAGAGCCTCTCGGGCCTGGGGAGGTTCAATCATGGCACAAACCGATGCCAAATGATTTAACAATAAATTTATCATGTCATGGGCCGGGACACCCATTTTCAAGGCCTGCCGCTCTGCCGCCGCAAGTCCGTGGTTCAATGGTTCAAGAAGTAATACCCCCAAATTTGGGGGCAAGTTAGATACTGGACCTAGATTTGCTTGGTGGGTAGTTTCAGTCTCGGTAGTCATTAGATAAATGCTCCCATTGCCGGTGGTAGCGGGGAACAATACGGACCTAGTATTCCTTTTACAAAGTCCGACAAACCATCACTCATGGAGTAAGTTATACTTTCTTGGGCGGCCAACGATTGAGATCTTACACCCCCCGCGCGTCTTCGATAGGATACTCTATCCTGTATAGTTTCAAGACACGCTTGTTCCAAATCAGAAGGTATGTACCCATAACTGATAAGAACGTTTTGGCCCGCATCGGAGGCCGAGAATGTATATTTATTCCTGGCCGGAGTGGCATTTGGATCTGGGGGAATGTACTGCCCCACCTGCAATGTAGCTGTATCGGCGGGCATTGCCACGAGTAAACCTCTGCCGGTAGCATACACCACACCTTCGTCCGTTGCCCAAATACCAAAAGTAGAAAGCGGCACAATCTCAAAAGGTGTCAATAACGGAACCATATATGGCTCATCCACAACGCCATACCCGGCCTTGTACTTGACCACTACGCCCTGGGTACTCCAAATGTAAAAGGCCCCGCCTGTAAGTCCAATAACCGCGGCCACTCCCGGCGGAATGCCATTCCAGGGCTGAAACCTATAACCATAAGGATTTGCCCCAGTATCTATTTGGTTTGCTTGGGGCGCAAATTTCATAGGCTGCCCAGAAATATGCAAAGATTGCAATTCCAATAATGGATAATTAGGCAGAACTAACTGTTGTGTCCCACTTCCATTAAATTGTTCTGTATAGACGCGGGGTGTCATTACGCCCCGGTTGAGATATGAGGATATGCTTCGAGACACTCTGGTAATCATACCTCCTAGGACGGCAGCACTGGGCGGAGAGTCCAGATATTGCCGGGCCGTTTCCATAGTGGTCAGATCACCACTTGTCAAGGACATTACTTCTTTCCTTTTTCCTCAGCCTGATCTGCCTGCAAATTCTTAAATTCGGCCTCAAGATTAAAGAACTTTAATTTCCATTCATCAATTTCCATCTTGGTCGCCGCCATAGCGCCCTTTAGGGCCTCGTTCTCGACCTTTAGTCCCTCGACCTGACCCGCCAATTGTGACAGGGCCGTATCTTTTATGAGATCATCTTTGGGCAGGTCTTTGGGATTACCAATTGGCTTTCCTTGTCCAAATCCTGGTAAGTCCAGAATTATGGGGGCAAAGTGATCTGGTGCCCTGAAACAATCCCGGCCATCCTCATCCTTGGCCTCAGGAAAGAAATTCTGCAACTGTACACTTATTTCGCGGGTTCCTTCGGGAAATCTAAACCACATCTAAACGGCCCTCTCATACTGCAAGGTCGGGGACTTAAAGGGCGAAATCAATGCAAACCCACTATCATTTAAAATTATCTTTACAGAATGTTTCTGGCAAAATGGATAAAGAAAACTCAAACCGCGCCGATGTGGCATAAGTTCAGGCTCAACCTTACCTTGACCCCAAGGTAGATCCGCCCAGAACCTCAAATCATCAATTAAAACACAGTAACTCCCATCTGGTCGGGCGGCTCTAATGGCGTCTAATTCTTTTCTAATTGGCATTCGTTCTATCTCAGACCGTTCGGTACTGGACTGGCCATATAAATCAGGACAGTGAGCATCGAGCCAGAAAAACACCGGATCACTAAACCGTAATTCTTCTAACAAGCGGGGCAACTCCTCTGCACTGTTGCCTTGAATAATTCTAACCCGTGGATCATGTGAAAAGTCACTTTTGGCCTTTTGAACTACCTCGGGCCATATCTCTATTGAAAACAACCAAGAGAACTTTTTCCCGGCCGCGATCCTGAGACTATCTCCATTGCCATATCCAGTTTCCACAAAGATTGGAAACCGACTAATAAATTTGTCAGATAGAGGAAAATTAAGTAGGCTTCCCATTAGGAGTTTCTAAGTTCAGATTAACGTGGTAGTATAATAGGGCGGGTGGGCCGTGTCAATAGTGAGAAAGCGACCCACCCAACCCCGCCCCAACTAGAATACCATAGATCCCGAGCCGGGGTTCTTGTTAGTAATCGCCGCGAATGCAGGTGAGAAGTACATCGCGAAAACTTCATCGACGTACACACCATACTCATACCGCCGGGCACGCCAGGGCCACTGTATCTGATAGTAGTCTTGCCGTACACGGGCCTCCAACAAGTTTGCCACCCCCGAGAGTTCGTATGGGGAAGTATCAGACCAGAAGATAATTGTCCCGGCGGGCAAATACGGATGAACTTCAACATCAAGGGTGTTGTTGAAGAACTTATTCATGTAGGACGTAACCTTTCGGCCTGCAACTATACGTCCCGTCGCTTCGTCGGCGTCAAAGAGGATACGGTAAATGTTCGAGGCCGCACTCTGGTTCAACATGGCCCCAAACGTATCCAGCATATCCTGTCCGGACATCAAGATGCGCGAGAAACCGATCTTATATTGGTCATACGCAGCCTGGAGCAAAAGATCGAACTCTACGATATTGGAACCACTAATCGTGAGTCCGGTATTGCCCGTTGGCAAGGCATAGATGAGACTGCCACCCGCCGACGTACTAATGGCAGAGTTCAGAACCGGATTGGTAGACATTGCCCGGCCGGGGTCCATACCCATAACCGCGCCAAAAATCTGCGGAATAATCCCATCCGGTACAAGGATGTTGGTGGAATTATCCGCAGGAGCGGCGGCCACATAGATGGCATTTAGGGGCTGGTTAGTTGCAGCGGGAAGTCCCCTGAGAATGGCCTGATTGCTGGGAGTGATACCGGCCAAATACATGGTGCCAGGACTTGCAGCCGTGGAACCGGCGTACCAGGCATATGCCATCGCGCCAGGAACCCGCGCAACAGTAGCAGTTACGACTTGGGTGCCCGTGGGCGTGACGGTGGCAATAGCGGAGGGTTGGGCACTACCACCACCATAAGTATCAGATGTACCATCCGCATTGATCTTGGTGACTTGGCCGGGGACACCACCAATAGCATTTGCCGACTGATAGGTGGTATATCCAGTAACGCCCATCCCCGACAGTGCAACCGCCGCCACATAAATGGCGCCGCCGAAAGTCCCAACTGCGGAGGATGTACCCGCGAGGGTGGGAGTTGGCGTAGTGCCAAGTGGCATCGAGGCATTGCCATTAATGAGGATCTTTTCCTCATCAATCATCAACGAACGCAGAGCCGACTGTACACTAATGCCCAAGGCTTCTGGGTTCAAGTTCCTGGCACCAAGTCGGGCCTCGAACGTGACCGAGCTTTCCAGACCCAAGGTCTTAAATGCCGCCGTCAAGTCCTGTTCCGCGATTGCAATTCGCGCGCCACGATTACCCTCGGACACCCCAGAGGAAATACCGTTGACGTTAATTGCAGTAACACGCTTCCAGTGATAGGCATTACCACCGTCCGCACTCACCCGTGGAAGTCTTGAGATCCTGGGGATCAACTCCCGGTAGGGATAGAGCATTTGAACGACAGGCTTCAGGTCGTACCACAAAAGATTTGTGGCTTGGGAAATGGTATCTGCCTTTGACAGAATACCCTCTGCGTTCTTTTCGAGGCCTTTTACAAACCCTTCATTTGCAAGGAGGGCCTGTACAAATTCGTTGCCAATTCCGTTACTGCCCACGAAGGGCACATTGTATCCAGTAGTCATTTCAAAATCCTCTCAATCTTGGGTCTGGGGCTTAGGCTTTGGCACCCGCCGTGCCATGAAAGCTGGGATCAAAGACTTGGCGGCCATGACCATTCACGATCATATTGCCAATGACCTTACCAACGGCACTTTTGCGGATACTTTCATCATCCGAAACCAGGGCGTGTTCACTCACCCCCTCAAACAAGGAGGTGGAGTCCCTGGCGCTATTGCCCAATCCCAACTTTGTGGTATCGAACAAATGTGGTTTGCGACCGGAACTAGGCATTGCGGGCATCTTTTCCAGAAGGTCCACCTTGGCCTCTGCCGCCGCCGCCCGCGTTAGGGCTTGAACTTCAGCCTGGGACCAATATGTCTTGGCCATTTTCTTTGGGCCAGTCTCAAGACCCCAATCAATAGGATCAGAACCGCCTCCCTTACTGCCCGGTCCCGCATGTACCAGTTCGCTCTCGCTGAGAGCGTCTACACCGGCTGGGACTCGATAAAACTCATTGCCCGTTGTAGGACTTTGTTCAGTTTGACCCGTCCTACCTGCCGCCTTTTTGATTTGCATATCGGCAGCCTTAACGAACGTCTTGAGTGTACTGAGATCGCCGTAGGCCTTTTGCAAGTATTTCATTGCCGTTTCGTGATCGAAGTCACCACTCTCGGGTTTGGCCTTTTTAGCCATCTTGGACATATAGGCTTCTTTGTGCATAGAATGCGCGGCCTTAATCGCAGCCGAGCACTCTTTCATGGTGGACTTGGCCTTTTTCATGTTGCCACGGGCCATATCCATACGGGCCACTCTTGACGGCGGACGACCTGCCTTCGCCAAGTGCTCCTCCAACAACTTCGACAGTTCATCTTTGTCAATCTGTACAGTCATCTCGCCGCTCCTCTGGGTTGGGACATATGATTTCCTAAGTTCAAGTTCGGGGCCATCCCTTAAAGGCTGGGAACGTCTCAATTCCAACCCAGGAGGAAGCTCATGGCCAGACTTCTCCATTTGACCCTCGACGGGTCCGCGCCCATCATCGGCACCGAGGGTTAAAAAGGACGGCTGTGCCGAATTTAAACTTACGGATGCGGACACGGCCTTTTCGGCCTTTTCTTCGGCCTGTCTTATAAGTTTTTTAGCCAGTTTCCGTTTAAAGTTCGGGGGAAGTTTAATTCCCAATTGGGCGGCACGATTTTTCAGCAGGGTTTTGGACTTGCCCGCCTTTTCGGACTTTTTGGCACAGATGGGACAATTTGCTGTGTCATGGGCGGCACATTTCATATCGTCCGTTTTTGCTATGGGTGGCCCCGTATCACAATCAATCTCGTGGACATGGGTGTCATCTTCGGATTTTTTGGTTGGGGGAAAATGAAACCCATCATTGGCCTGTCCGGGTTCACTTTTGGCCATTATTTCTACAGCTTGGGCCATTTTAGTTAGGGCGCGGGAGGCCGGGTTCCGTCCTGACATGACTTTGACAAGATAGCCTCCATTTTCAGCCGATCGTTCCTTATATCTTTTAGCAACTTCAATTCTGCATTCAGGATTTGCCGGGCGATCCACGACAGACACTTCGATAAGCTCAATCTCAGTGATAGTATTGCCAGTCTTCGCGAGCTTTTTCCCGCCAATCGAAAAACCCTTATAAACTTGGTCAAGGCACTTCTGGGCCGCCGTAGGATCGGTGATACGAGCAGTAAGAAAGAGACCTCTATCATCTACATGGGACTCCGTACCTGTGCCTACGGCAGAGGGCTGGTGCATTTCGCGAATATTTCGCCATTCCCAATATCCCGGAAGGGCTTTTCGTACTGCATCTAAAGATACAATTTCATTGTCTAGGTCCAACGCTGGGGTCGAGGCATACCCGGCGACAGTTACCGATCCGTCCTTTTGCCGTTCGACCTTTGACAATGGCAAGAACAGATTGAAATTATCAGTCATGGTCGGGGCCTTTCCTAATTTGTTAACGGTGGCCCACGCCTCAGCGAAGGCTCTACTCTCATCCTTGTGTCTAGCATACGATGAGGTCCATACATGCCGCCACTGTCGGCGCTTTGAACCTTTTAATTTTGCCCGTACTGTTGGGGGCAGGGATCTGTTGGTAGGATATGGCAATTATTGGATCCGTCTTGCAGATATATAACCCACCGCGGTACAAGTCCCCGTAAAGGTGCCCTGCACTACCAGATACACATTTGTATTGGCACTTACATTCACTCGGGTAGGGCCGGTCTGCATTGTTTGGACCTGGCCATTTGCAAACGTAAGCCTGTATTGGGTCATTGCACCCGTACCGGCGGCAAGTTGGGCCGGGGTGGGTAGGGTCGCAGATGTTGTAGAAATACCCGCACCCAATGCACTTGGCGCGCCAGATGGTGTAAAAACCACAACCCCCGCAACAGTCCAATCTCCAGGTGTCAAAGGCAACGTACCCAAATTTAAAGTCACAGTGGTTGTTAGCGGGGTAGCGGTTGGGACACTTAGAGATAATTGTTCGCCGCGAAAACCTGCGGGAGTATTGCCAGCATTAGTTATGCCTCGCAAAACTATCGTGTCAGGAACGAGGGTTAGATTGTCCGTTCCTAACCGGGCGAGGTTTCCGGCATTTGCACTTATAGCTGTAGGACCAGCCGGACCTGCGGGACCAACACTTCCGTTTGTACCATTGGTGCCGGGGGTTCCGGTATCACCTTTGGGTCCGGCAGGACCAATTGGGCCTTGTGATCCCGTAAGTCCTATAGGGCCTTGTACGCCTGGATCTCCAGTATCACCTTTTGGGCCTATTGGACCCTGAACTCCGGGGATACCTTGTGGACCCGGCACTCCTTGTTCACCTTGGGGGCCTTGTACGGCCCCCATCCTAATCCAACCATCCGGCGACAGAACTGTACCAACCCACAAATAAATATCATCCGTAGGAATATGGACAAGGCCTTGCCCATTTTCCATCTGAAAACTTATGGGTGGTTTGTTTGGAGCATCCCAATCCTTGTCAAAGTATCCACTGGGAGGCAGGGCACTTGGTGGTTTAGTACCAAAACTCCCAATTACGGCTACGGTTTCGCCAGCGGGGCCTTGTGGACCTTCAGGTCCAGGTACACCTTGCGGGCCTGGTGGTCCCTGCGGTCCTACTGTACCAGTTCCCCCCTCGGGGGTGCCAGTGTCAGACCACATACTACACCAATCACCCTCATCCACTCTGGGCCATATAGTCCCAGATGCAAAACCTGAAGGTGAAGGCGCGCTATAATGGCATTCGTTACCAATGCCAAAATAGCAAGTCTTACAGGTAGCCCCTGTTGGGGGCGCTACAAGTCGTGGCTGAATTTCGGATCTGGAGGTTTGCACTTAATTGGTCCCCCTACCTGACCCGACGGGCACAAATGTACCCCTTAGAAAGTACAGTAGATGCCCCTGACGCAAAAGCGGTTTGGGCCACTAAGTACAGATCCAAAGGGGCCGCCGAATTTGACCTGCACTGGCCGGTCATTAGGACTTGGCGTTGCCCACTCGTAAGTGCCGTTGTGGTAAACATATTTAGAATGCCCACCCCAGTCATTAGATCGTCTTGATTGGGCAATTCATTTGGGTGGACACTCACACTTGCGGCGATCATATTAGGACTTACATTGGACGGGGGCAAGAAATCTACCGATCCCCAAATCTCCCAGTCCCCAGGTGTAAGGTGGATAGAACAAATCTGGGTGGGGGTATCCGCGGCCATCTGGACCCCGACCACATTACTTGTGACCTTGTATTCTCCAATTGTTCCGGGCGCACCCTCGGAACCATCTACTACACCCATAAACACAGACGTTTGGGGAACCAACAACAATTGGTCCGTGCCTAATTTGGCTACGTTGCCTGCATCTGTACTTACAGCCGTAGGTCCGGGCGGTCCTTCTGGTCCTGCTGGTCCCACTTCTCCACCCCCACTTCCACTTGACCACTTACTGCACCAATCTGTACGTTTTATTCGGGGCCACGCAGCGGTAGATTGGAAACCTGCGGGTACTGGCGCGCCATAATGGCACTGACCGTCAATCTCGAAGAAACAATTCCCACATCTTGGGGTGGGATCTACGGCTACGGCCCGGGATTGCATTACCAATCCGCCAAGTCGTGAGGAATAAATGGCGCCTGACCCTTTTGTGTCAATGCACGCAAAGGGAATGGTGGCGGGGACTTTGGTTCTACAGTTTTGGGCGCCAATGGTACATGACCAATTGCATTGTCCAACTGTTGCAGCACTTCCCGATCACTCAAGGGCTTCGGTGTCGCGACTTTCGACAACGTAGAATTGATCTCCGTCATTAACTTTTCGCCCCTGCCCATTCCTGAACCTAATGGTCCGTTGCTGGACAGGGTGTCGCAGCCATTGGTCCCACACAACAAGTCCCTCAGAAACCTCTCGGATAAAGATCGCTGCGTGCGATCGTCCATCTGTGTGGTTTCCATACGTACCATTCTGATCAAATGTAGCAATTGCCGTTCCCGGTTCGACATTCGATCCTCGTACTTTGTCGCCGGGTTGCCACTGGGAAGTATGAGGACATCCCGTACATTCTTGGACATATCGGACGCATTGTCCATTGTGAACCACCTGACCCTGGTAAGTCTCGGGATCGTCAGAAATATATGGCATCAGTGTGTTGCCAACTTTTTTGCGATTTCGCGCGCAGCACCCACAGCCACATTCTCATTAGAATTATCTGTAGGAGCAGCCCACGCCAAGTAAATGACTCCAACAAACGACTCTGGATTTGGGGGGATGGGAATGGCGCATCCACGTTTCATACCCCTCTCTGCAAGACGCCGCGCTACAGGTGTACCGTCGGAATTTAGATTTACACAAACCGGAAACCCCTCAAGAATACCCACGAGGTTTCGTATATCAGATGCGTGATCCATTATGGGTAATCGGCGCGGGGTGGGAATGACGGGTCTTTCACCATCATGCCGCCGGGCTGCAAGGAACCACTGAGAGTTAGAGGGAAGATCAACGGCCCAGATTTGAACAAGGTCGGCGTCCGTTTCCGTAGCAAGTTTCTCCAATGCACTTGGAATTTCTTGTGTTTTAAGTTCAGGGCTAGACGGGGTAAGCCAGGCCTCGAACAGTTCGTTTCGTTTGTCATAAATTATGTACCCAATACCCAAGAATAAAACCAATAAAATAACAACAAAGGCTTTCCACGGCCGATCCATATAGGAAAGGAATTTGGAAATTAAATCCCCAATCCACGACTTAGACCCTTGATCTGGAGTGGACATTGGCCATTACGGTACGAGACCAGTGGACAATTGAAGCATTAACTGGACCAACGGCATCGTAGATTGTTGTTGTACAGACTCACCCCCAAAAGTAACCATGTTGCCCAAGACAGGATCCACATCTACAGCCACCGCCACGGACGTGTTGGACATATCTGTCAATACATATGTCATGCCGGTAGGGGTCGTGATCTTTGTAATGCCAACAGGTAAATCTAAGTTTTGGACCAGGATCGGCGGATGGCCACTGGGACTATCGGAGGCATCTGTTAATTGACCTATCAATTGAAAGGGGCCGCCCGTTCCCTGATTTATCCAAAAATGGTCCTTATCACCCCAAAACTGAAAGGTTTGTGGACCCCAAAAATCCAATGCAATAGATGGATCTTGCGGGCCTAACCATGAACTAATAAACAAACGCCGCGAATTGACCGGAATAATTTGCTCTGGTGTGTTGTTTATAAGTGATAGGCCTGGAATAATCCATACATCGGCGCAATCCATTATAATTCCACTGGACGAACCGTCATTGCCGAACCAAAATGGCAAACCAATCGTCACAATATTAAATGAATAAGTCCCGGTGTCTACAACTTGAGTGGGGGTAACTTTTACGTCGTCGATATATAAGGCAACTTTGCGACCCCCAGATCCGGCGCCCACATGTCCAGAATATAAAATGTGGTGCCACTGTCCCGGTGTGAAGGGGCCTGTACCTGGAGGATCAGATATATTTAATTCGGCGGTCTGACCAAAACCTTCACCCTTGAGATTAAACGCATATCCTCCACTACCATGAAGATTAAAATTGGACCAATACCCCCCTTCGGGGTCTATCACTGCAAAGGCAGAATTAGGACTCGTCGGATACAATTTAAACCAACCGGAGATCGTGATCGCAATATCATCGCCGCCAGTGACAGAGGGATTTTTCATCCATGTCTGACCATCAAAATGTACCGCCTTTGCATGGTATGGGATGCTGGGACTAGAATCTGAGTCTATCAAAGCGCCCAGAACCGTAAACGAACCCCCTGACCCTTGATTTTGCCAGAAAGTACTTGCCCCACCACTAAACAACATCGCGGAGGGAGGAAAGCCCATTGGATCCTGAGGCAATCCCTCACTAGAGATAAAGATCCGCCGTGTCGCTTCGGGAATATCCCCTCCTGTAAGTAAACTTACGCCGGGGGCAATCCATATGTCCGCAAAGTCCCCCACACTATAATCTGCAATGCCATCTCCCAAGACCCTAACCGGGCGTTGATCGTTGGCCATAATGAATGGATTATTATTGTCTTCAAAATTGGGATAAGTACCAGAAATGTCAATGTCGTCAATATACAGTTTGAAGATTTTTTGTCCTGCGGGCGCATTCGTGTCTACGGTCATCAAAACATGATGCCACGCCGACTCATATACAGGTTCCGGATCAGGATACTGTGTAATGACCGCATTATCGTAGGCCAGGTCAATGAACAAAAACATAGGATCGCAGGGCTTACCGCCCTGACCATTTATGATTGACCAATAAAAATTATCGGGATCTATGACTAGGAAACATCCCGATTGGCCGGGCGCACCTAGCCAGTTTTTGGCCCAAAACGATACCGAATAGAAATTACTATTGGGCGCATTTATATTGGGACAATCAAGACAGGTCGCCCCATCTAGATGGACCGCTTTTGCTGTATATGGCATGGGGAGACTGAGGCCCGCTAAGTTCGGGGTTGACTCGCGGGCCTCAACCCCTTCCTATGGCACTAGGCCGGTGGAAGTCTGAAGCAGGAGTTGGGCCATCGTCTTCATCGCATCAGAACGGACCCCCGTACCTGTGAGAGTGGTTGTGTTGCCGGTGATTGGATTATTTGTGACTGCGAGGGTGGCACTTGTACCCCTACTATCCGTAATAGTGTAGGTGGTCACGGCTCCAACTACCGCTTTGCTGGTATAATTGTTTGAGCCTTCATTTGCTGGCATTTGACATCTCCTCTGGATAAGCCAGGACGTTGAGTTCGTTACTTTCGAAGTGGTACTTTAGCGGGGCCAAGAAATCCTTTATGTTGTCTAGGCCACACTTGATCCACTCGATATGAAGCACAGGACGGTGCTGTGAAATGGTCTTGGATGCCCCGCTCAGAACTTCCATCTCCATACCTTCAACATCTATCTTTAAAAAGTCGGCGCGGTCCAACCCTAAGTCATCAATCGCAAACATCCTAATGTCCACGAGATCCTTGTCCTGATAGGACACTGACTGGCCGATATACTCGGTCAATTCATTACGCCGAAGTTCTAGACTGCCAAACGAACCTGGAAGTTGGTAATTGGGCAATGGCATTCTAAAGTGTCCAGTTTGGGCACCTAGGGCTACGTTCATTGCGCTAACATTAAATAAATTATTAAGGCAAATGTTGCCGCATAGAGCGTAATAAAGACGTTCTTGGGCCTCGAAAGCATACACACGGCCCCAGTCCGTAGTGTGTTTAGCCATTTCAAGGGTCATGACCCCAATGTTAGCGCCGCAATCCAAAATGACAAGGTGGCCACTACGATTTTGGTGAAGAAGGTCCAAAATGGACAACAATGTCTGAATTTCGCCTCGGTCATAAGCCCCATTTCCTAATATCTGCGCCCCAACACCATATATTCCACCATTTTCTAATTGATGATAATCTGTGCGGCATACAATCATTGGGCCGTGATCTGAAGCGGCCAAAACAAACGGAATGGGGTGCAATTTAATCATGGTACAACTTTGCGCGTACCGCACAATCCTTTGCCTCTAAAAGTTTTCTCAAGGCTGTGGTACGTTCAGGGTTTCGGGGCAAAGTCTCAACAATCCACTCTGCAATGGAACAAAACGGATTACTAACCGATTGTAGTGTGGCGGGCAGGTGGCTGTATTCAAAAAATTGTAGCATGGGTTCGCGGGTTTTATCGCTCATGCTGCTAAGGCCTTGTCACGTTTTTTCATCATATGTTTGATTTCATTTGTGGCACTTATGAGTTGATCTTGCCAATTGCCCGGCTCGGTCTGAGGCATAATTTCCATTGTTTCATACCAAGGAAGTCCTGATCCTTCGTATAGGTTCCACCACCGCCAGCAATGTTGGAATTGTGCCAACATTATGGTAGGTTTGCCCATTCCTGCTGCCAAGTGAGCAATTGCAGTATCAATGGTCACAACTGCGTCTAATTTGGCCACAAACGCGGCAGTCTCGGCCCAATTGGACAATTTAGGTGTAATGTCACGGATTAGAGCCTGGGAAATATAATCATGAGGATCTTTGTCATCTTCGTCCTGGCGTTTGTATAAGGACCACAATTGCACGCCGGGGATCTCCGCCAAGCGGAACCATTCTTTTAGGGGTGTGAGACGTCGCCTCCAATCCATTTCATTTCCGCGCTTGCCCGAGGCCCAACAAATACCCACGTTGAAGTATTTTTTATCAACGGGCGGAACTACTATCTGTGGGGGTTTTAGGTAGGGCTTTGAAGATATTTTGTCTTGCGTGATTTGGAGGTGCCGCATTGCCGAATACAAGGGCGAATGATACTCAAACGCATCCATGTTGCTATCGGTCATGTCTTCGATCGCAAGTACAGATTTCACGAAGTCTTGAGCGAGGAAGAAATCGCAAAGTGATCGGGGGAGGCCCAAAGTAACCCGCGCTCCGCGCGCAAGTAAATCCTTAGTAAACCTCGCCGTCATTATAGTATCGCCATACCCTTGCTCATGATGCAAAAGTATCCGTTTTCCATCTAGGTCTTGACCAGTCCATTCCTGAATGTGATAATCCCACGGCGGCAGATGGTTCATTCCCCACCAGCGGACCTCATACACCTCAAGTGCGGCACTGAGATCCCCATTTGCCAATAGCATGTGGGCTTCGTCATTTAAAAGCGAATTAGACGTATCGCCCATGTCCTTTACGCGCTGAATATACTCCAACGCGCGGTCATTATCATCCATACGATGGTGTAAAAGGGCCTTATTGTGCCACACAGACCTGTCGTCTGGGACATATGAACCTGCCAAGTCCAACGCTGCCTCTGCCTCATCATAGCGTTGAAGGCGGGTCAAAAGATTTCCAGCATTGTTCCATTGGTTGCCATCCAAGGGATTGATGTTTAGGATTTTGCGCGTCAAGGACAATGCAGCTAACAGGTCGTTTTCTTGGGATAGGATTGGGATTAGATTGGCCAATGGGGGCAAGAACTCTGGATCAGCATGTAGGGCCAGTAAGTATTTCTTTTTGGCGCCTTCATAATCCCCCTGCACAAACAGGTCTATCCCCTGCCGATTGTACTTATCAGCAGGGGCCAAATCATCATAGAGTGCCATTTAGGAACGGCCGGGTCCAGTATGGGTTGTGGTAGTTTGGCGCGTGGGACCAGATGGACCTGCACTTGCAACACTTGCAGTCCTTGTTGGCCGCTCATCATCATCCTCGCCGCCTTCGGCGACAATACCCTCCCGTTTGAGACGTTCCTCCTCAGACTTACGAATTACCTCTTGCCGATCCGCCTCTGCTTTGGCCCGTTCTTCAATTTTTTTGTTCATGTCGGCGACATTCAGGAGGGGAAACGCGACACCGGCGGCGACCAGAGATGGAATATCCTGCGAATCAACTGTGATTAGGCCATCTTCATCACAAACCACAACGCCCGAATATTGGGTCTGTATTGTTCCACCGACCCGACTAGCATCCATAAGAACTTGGACCATTTGGACCTCCATAGAAAAAAGGCCCCCGAAGGGGCCTTTTAGATTGGGACTTAGGATTTTGAAGGGGTTGGGACTGGCCCAGTGGGAATGCCAACTACGACCCATCCAGTTGTGGGGGTCCACCCCGTCTTCCACACGACCGGGACAGGTTCCCCACCACTACCCTGCGCGGGGGGAAGTGTATCTGGCAAGTCTGGAACCTGCGCCCAGGGCGGAGAATAGCCGGGATCTGTGGGCGGCGTGGGAGTTGCCCACGGGGGACTATAGCCAGGATCTACAGGGCCACCTGGAGGCAGAAAGATGGGAAATCCATATCCCGGGTCCTGGTTCATACCCCACCAAGGCGGGCGTCCGGGACCAGCGATTGGATTTGTGGGCCTAGGATCATTCGGACCCCAGTATCCCGGCGGGGGAAGTGGAAACCCATATCCTGGATCGTTGGCCATTCCCCACCAGGGAGGCCGACCTGGACCCGCAATTGGGTTAGTCGGACGTGGATCATTTGGTCCCCAATATCCTGGAGGAATTGGGTGTCCATAGCCGGGGTCATTTGCCATTCCCCAACCGGGAGGGCGTCCCGGTCCAGCAATTGGGGGTGTAGGTCTGGGATCATTTGGTCCCCATATCCCAAGTGGCGGTTGGGGCGGGGCGGTTCCCCCATAGGGGGTAATTAGTGCCAGAAAGGGTTCCATGTATTGGGGTTCCTAATTCCTAATTGTCGCATGTCGGGGATCAGGTCGAGGATGCACCAAGTGTCATCCATCTGGGTCCGCGCACAGGTTCACGCTTTTTGGGCTTTTTACGTTTTTTCTTACCATTCAGGAATGAATAGTAATTGAGGCCGGTCGAGGACGTAATTGTGTCTGCCGTTTTAGTTAGGACGCGCTTGGGGAAAAATTCACTAATGGGTTCATGGGTGTGACCCGAACGGAGCCACAGTTTAAATTCGTCCATGTCTAGGCTTACGACAGGGCCAAGTCTTTTGTGGCCATGTTCGTCATTGTTTGCCTTCATGTAGTCCTTTAGGGCATGTTTTATTTCTTCGTAACCCAGTAATACTTTGTGTTCGTCAAAACCCTTAACTTTGCCATTCTTCGCCTTAATTTTATTCTGGTCCACGACCACAACCAGTTTACTCTCGGGTTCCTGTCCAATAAAAACGTCGATTTGGTCCCCATCCGCGCCAAGGGTTCCCCTGATATATCCATAATGGGTGGGCATCTTAGTTTGCCAAACCACCGTCCCATCAGGCCCTTTCTTGCCACGGACCGAACCTTTCGAGTTCTCAATCGAGATGTTTAAACCTTGAAAATAGAAATGTCCCTTTGGGTAATTGCCCGTCTCAAGTTTTACTTGGGAATGGTCCTGTAGGTTTCCCTGGGCTTCGTTGGCCCTTTCGTGCATTTCATCTTGGGAGATTTTCTTTGCTTCTGTGCGTTCTCCACTTGGGGCGCCAGAACTTTGAGGTGAGGCGCGGCCGGCTTGGGGTTGGCCCTGTGGTTGTGACGTTGGTTTGTTCGAGGCAGGACCGCCAGTGTTGGGGCGGGGTTTTGTAGTGGGCGTTGCTGGTTTACCATTGGGCGAGGCTGGACTTTCACCGGGCGCGCCTGGAGCTGCCACTTGGGGCATTGCAAGTCCAGAAGCGGCGTCTTCCAATGGAATAATGGCATTTCCGATATAAATTAAATGGGTATCACCACCGGGGATTGGTTCTAGCCCAATCTCATCGCGGGCTTCGTTTATTGACATTTCGCCGTTTTTAATTTTCATATCATGGATTTTGGCCTGCTTTTCACTGTCCGGTTCGGGTTTCGGTAGGAAGGTAAATTCAATGTCGTCATAGCCGAACCGTTCCTGGATAATGTTATCCATAACGTCCGACTTCCAGAACGACATAAGGGGATATAGGCCTTCCTCCTCGGCCATTTGCTGGGCATTTTGTGCAACAGATCTATTAAGCATTTTAATGAAAGGAGAAGGACTAACACTATAAGCATAACAAGCAAGCCTAATGAGTGTTTCATCACGTTGAGACCAAAGGCTTTCACCTGATGAATTTTTGACATCGAATGGTTTCATCCCGCCGGGTAAAAACCGGACTTTGGATTTGAGTTTGAGATTGCCACTTAGCATCGCGTCCATATGCGCTTGGTACATGGCAATTTGGCGCGGCGACCAAGTGTCGGGCACTGTAACTATAAGGTCGGGGATTGTTCCTTCGGCCCAGAAATCCAACTGGTAAAAAGTTTTCCGAACTGCTTCGCTGGCTTCTACGAGGATTTGTTCTGTGGGGGGATAACCAAAAATCGGAAGATCAGGACGAGGTCTCATGGGCAAATACATGAGTTCGCTTTCGTCCAGATCTACCATTGGTAGACCTTTTATTATTTGCTGGAAGGCAGGCTGCCGTCTCAGATATGTCATACCGTCATCTGATAGTTCCACTACACTATCAGGTCTGCGTCCCGCGTCGTCAATTAGGGGGAAAATAGTTGCGCCGTCTAGGACTTCTGCCTGTAGGGGACGCCCCGCACGGTCGCGAGAAAAGTAAATGCACGGGGCATCCAAGATCAGCAAGTCGTCGGTGAATTTGCGGCACCACTGTGAGTATTTGAGTTTTCCATCCGGGCGGCGGAAGAACTCCTTCATTTCTTTTACGGCCGGGGTCTGTAGTCCGGGTTTATCTATTCGTTGAATGGTCCAGGGAATACGCAAGAGTTGGTCTTGGCGCGTGGCGATGATGGTGGCCAAAACGCCCCAAGTTCTAGCCATGCCCCTCAACATAGCCATCAACTGCATCCGTTGTGGAATATAATTAAGGTTATATCCCACAGGGAAATCCCATTCCCTGGGTCTGTTAATGTGCGGGGGGCCAAACGGATGTACGGGTTCAAATGGTGAGAACCAGTTCTCCGCCATATCTACATCTGAGATGTATGGCGGGGGTTGGGTGCGCGCTTCGGAATTATATTTGGACTCAGGACTTCCAACTGGGGCGGGCAGTCCTGGAGCGTAACCGGGCGGGTTTGTGAAAAATCCGCGCTGATTGGGACTTACGGGCGTGGATACTCCACCTCTCGCGGGCGCCTTTTGTAGGCCCGCTCCGCGGGCCATTCTTTGTTCTTGTGCCCATTCCTCATAAGTCATAAATTGCAAAACCTCTCGTTACATTGTGACATTGGTGTAATTTCACCATTTTTAAAGTAACACCGGCCACACAACAATAATTCACCTACAATAAAGGGTTGTGGATGTTCACATTCGTTAGGGCAATGGTAATGATCTCGCTCATTATTCATGATTGTAGGACTTGCCCACCAGGGTTGTTGGGGTCGATGACCATTTCGGCCACTTTTTTAGTGTTTTCCAAGGCCTTATTGTGCCGTATCTCAAAGAGTTTTTTCAGTTTCTTTTCAATCTTTGGTGGCAGGTTTAGGATTTGGCATTCCGAAAGGGGAACAGCCTTTAGGGTGTACTGACCTTCTTTGTCCATCCAGGGGACTATGGCTTGGGGGCCGTTTTTGCCAGGGCCGTAACCTACGATTGCGGTTTCTACGTCGCCGACTTTGCATAAGATCATCATTGCCTTTTAGATCCTACCATGTCCAAACAGTAAATAAATAATTAATATTAGGAGTAACAGGCCGCCAATGCCAAATCCACCCCCGTAACCCCAACGTGAGTATCCAAATCCACCCCCGAATAAAAGAACAATTACCAGAATGATAAGTATCAGATCCATTTATGATCGTAGCCCCGGCATGAAGATAAAAATGCCCAGTAAAAGGACCGCAATGAAGGCGAGCCAGTTACCGGCCCATTGGAATTGTGTGATCTGTGGGACCGGCAACGAGGCCAAGAACCACAAAAACATACAAACCACAAACAGGATTTCTACGATCATTGTTTATGTTTCCTCGACGCTCAGTGCTGACGCAGCTTCGCGCATCGTGAGACTTGTGGTTTCGAATTTGGGGGCGCGAGGATTTTTAATGATGGTCTGGGGCCGCTTGACCCTATTCACGCCATTAGAATAGCACTGAATGTGCCATATCTCAAACCCATCCGATACTTTATTGAGATCGTTTATGGGAGTGTGACATCCGGCGCAGTAGTTCTCCACACGGCCATATCCGGCAAGTGTAGAGGTGTATAGGTCGGTTAGTTCGTTGTCGAAAATGTCTAAATCTTCAAGTTTTGTTTCGGGTTCGGGGGCCAGGAGTTGCATATCCTGGCGCGGGTCTTGCCGTTGGCGCTTTGCCTCATCTGAATAGTATTTTATAAGGGATGCGGCGGGGGAACTGACACTTAGTTGTTCCCTAGCAAGTGCCAATGCACACACGCAATCATCATAATAGCCCTCGGGTGCAGAATATCTGACTCCGTTGGGCATAGTTACATATTCGTAACTATCAAGTTCGGCGCGTATGGGTCCGTCAGGGAAGGAGATTTCTCGTCCTTGGATACTTACGGCTAGGCCTTCCATAAGTTTTTGTTTGCCCACGGATGAAAAATGATACCCTTTAAAGTTTCCATGTTCGTGTTGCAGTTCTTCAAGTACGGGGTCGCCCACTCCGGTACTGTCCACCAATGCAGGCGTGTCTTCGCCCACGATCCTATGTATGCGTTTGATACTATCACGCCAGGGTACATCCCGCCAGCGGTGGAACTGGGAGACAGAACCATCAATATCAAGACCAATACAAACGAGATAATCTTGAGACTTGGCGAGGTCGATACCCCACGCCGAGACTGGGCGTCCTGATAGGGGGCCGATACAGGCCTCAATGTGTAAGAGGCCAAACGGATTTCCCGCGTCGTCGGAGGCCTCCGCCATATATAGTTCTCGGAAGACCATCTCAGGTAAGGTTCGTTTTGCATCCTCGATCTCAGCCGGGTCCAGTACACCGGCGGCAATTGCATCATCTGCCGTAATGCGGGCGTAGTGCCAATCTGGTAAGTCGCCCTTTTCGGCGCGTCTTGCTAAGTCCCAGAAGAAATTTTTGCGCCCCTTTACGTTGCCAATTAAACGGCAGGCTCCGCGGGTGGCGGTAAGTGTAGATCTAAGAGCGTGCCAGGACTCTGCCTTGTTGCGACTTGCCTCGTCCATAACGGCATCGTAAACATCTTCGCCGTAGAGTGAGTCGGGGTTATCGGCCGATTTGATCCAGATAACGCCGCCGGTAAAGAGTTCAATTCGCGGCTGGGGTGAGGCATATGCGGTAAATGAGCCTGGGGTCAAAGATTGTTTAATACGCCGGTAGGCGATATCTGCTTGGGGATATACGGGCGCGATCCACCAGGCATTTTGGCCGGTCTTGTACTTGAAAGCCTTTTCTATGATCCACGCTATTGAGCCGACAGTTTTACCGCTCTTAGTTGAGGCTTCTATGGCGGAAAATCTTTCGGGACAAAAAATGGCTTGTTCTTGTTTAGGATATAAAAATGGTCGGGTATAGCCTATTGCCACTTAGAGTTTCCTAAGTCCGAAGTGTTGGGCGGGGTTCCGAATTGTCGCACGTCAGGGATTTAACGCTTGGCATATTCCGAACTGGGCGTGTAGCACGTCAGGGAATTTAATTTGAGGGTTCTGGGCACGCAAAAAAGCCCGGAGAAGCAGGGGGTGCTAACTCCGGGCCTAGTTTGCTACAGACACAAGATAGAGGCTGAAAACTCGAAAACGTGTACTACGCGCGTAGAATACACGGAGAACCGGCCCCGACCTTGCATTAAAGATAGTGTGGGCCACCTGGAAGGTCAAGTAATTATTTGTTTTAGCATGGGAGATATTGGTTTACGCCGATGATGGCGCGAAAGCGGCCTACCCTCTCGTCCTCTACCCTAATGGCGATAAATTCTAGGCCCTTGCGATGTAGGGTTTTGATAGTCCTAGGATCACTTCTTAACAGGACGGAGATTTTGGACCAGGGAAATAAGTAGCGGCCATTTATGGGAGAAATTAACGCACGGGCGTTTAGTATTCTTCGCTGTTTCTCTATTGGGACCATCAATACCAGTTGTAGAATTTCATCTACAAGGGGGATTTCGTCTTTGCTTGGCGCGGGTGGGCGCAACTTTGTGTTGCTGTACCCGTAGGCGGTATGTTTATCATCGGGATAATCTGGCCAGAAGGATCTGAAGTTTTGGGGGTATAGGTTTCGGGCGGGTAGGGCTAAAATTCTTTGGCCTGCCCATTCTAAAAAGTGTTTAATCTCTTGGGGTGTGGTGTGGTTGTGGGCCGCTAATACCACTTTGGACCCCCCTGGCCGCGATAGGACCGCGGCCAATCCATTGGTAAATTGGAAGGGGCGATTTTAGCGCGTCATACAGGTCGAGGCAAGTGGTTAAACCTGAGTTAATTAACAAAGCATTTTTTATTATGACCAATGGGGCGGCTTTGCACTTTAAGGCTTTTTCAATCACAGGGCAATAGACATTGAGAAGTTTTTCAAGGGCTTCGGGCGTGTAAGTGAGTTTGATTTCCGCGACGATTATTTCTTCATTGATGTGGATCAATGCGTCGGGTATGCACCACGAACATACCCGATCTAGGGTTTCGTACTCAAACCAGGGGTTGTGCTCAATAATTAGGCCGTGGGCCTTTAGGGCCTTTATGACGTTTTTTTCATATCGTATTCCCTGTTTTTGGGCGAGGGTTTGAGGCTTGGGCATTGGCCGCTTTAAGATTTGCGCGGCGCTGTAAATACTTTTCGCGAGAGTATTCCCCCCGCCTATCGCGGGGTTTTTGGCCGTTAATCCTTTTATATTCCCTATAATATGCATTATAGGCCTCTATAACGTCAGGGGAACGGTCGCCTAGTCTGTAGCGGGTGAGGAATGATTTTGGTTTACGAACCATTTTCTTCCTCACCCTCTTGGTTTATGGTTTTGGGAGGTTTCAAGGTCGTGCCAAAATTCAGGGTAATGTTTTGGGGGATGTTGGAGTTTGGACTTGTGACTTTTGGCGGCGCCACTGTTCTGTCGGCGGCCATAGTTGCAAGTTGGCGAAGTTCAGACGTGGATATTCTTATGTCGTCTTGTATCCCTTCTAGGCGGTCGCCAATTAGGTCTAGGGAAGTTTCTCCCACGGCGCGCATACGACCTTGAAATCTCTGCTCGTCGTCGATACTTTCTTCGTGGATCTGATCTTCATAGATAGCCATCAGTTCTTTGAAGGCGGGATCACGCTGGAGTTGATAAATTCTTTGGGGGGTGGTTCCTAGGGCTTCGGCCACAATTTGGGGGCTAAGTCCTCGGGCAAGCATTTGGGCTTGGCGTTTGTGTCGTGCAGATAGGAATTTTAATGGCGGCGGACCATTGCCCGGCAAAGTTTGCAGGGTTAGAAGGTCTTGCTCGGTAAGTTCTCTTTCGATCTCTAGGGAAAGGGTTCTTAATGCGCCGCGCTTAGGTACTAATTGGTTGGATTGGGGGGTCATGGCCGTTTCCTCGCGCTGTCATGGTATATTAACACATCTTAGCAGGGTTTAGTTGCTTATTTGTGTCTGCGCGGGTGTTTTTGTTGTTATTTGTCGCCGCCGGAGGCGGCTCATGCGGCCCACCTTAAATGTTGTGATTTTTCTCTGAGGTGTGGGAAGGGGGCTGTATACTTGCAACCCCTGATTGAGGCTCCAAGCCGGGGGGCCACAACCAGAGGTTGCAAGTTTGTAGTTTGTAGTTAGTAGTTGTACCCGCGGAGTTTCAACTTAGCACGCTGGGCAATGCGCGAGCGAGCACCATATTGTTGTTTGCAGTACTTGTAGTATGCGCGCTGCGGGTTAGGCTTGCGATGTACTAAAAGCACAATCGAAAGCGGAAGGGAAACAAGCGGTAATACGATCAAGAGTACAAGTACAAATTCATTCATTTGTTTGTACCCCGCAACCGCTCTAGTACATTGCGCGCGTGCACTACATGGTAACTATCGTCTGATCTACCCTGGCGCTTGTACAAATCAAGCCATTGTAGTTGTGCTTTGATTTGTAGATCGCGGACTTGTTCGATTGGAGTTGTGTGTTGCCAGTCCCGTACATAACCACTAATGCAATTGCACGAATAGTAGTTTGTACTTGCGGGTTCGCCTATCGTATGTAATAGGCCCGTGCACTTATGGCACAAGTAAACGCTCGTAAGCATGTGTTTGTAGCTTTCGTTTTGTAGTTGTTAAAAACAAGTAAGGCCGGGGTAGTTGTTACCCCGGCCCGACTTGTAGTTAGTAGATGGCGCGATTACTCTTCAGAGAAAAACGCGCCCATCTCCACCTTGGCAGTCTCCGTCGCCTTACCCTTTACCGCCTTGCGAGCTGCGATCAGAGCTGCAATCTCTGTCGCGATAGCATCCGCGACAGTCTGATCGACACCAGCGAGTTTCGTCGCAGGCTTGGCGGCCAGGAACTTAGCAACGTAAGTCTCGCGATCTACCCTGCGGCCAGTGTTGCCACCCTGGCGCTCAATCATGCGGATGACGATGTTGTCAACCGCGTCTTCCAGTAAAGAATACTGGGCAGGAATGTCGCGGATTGTGACGGCCGCAGCAGCGTCTACGCTGTCGTAATCGTCATTACCGAGACTGGCGCGGATAACCTGAGCCGAAAGGAACGCGGCCTGACCGGCGGTCATGGTGTCGCCTTCCTTATAGGCGCGATCAAACGGCACGTTTGAAAACGTGCGATGACCAATCGCAACCGCATTGTGCGCCGCAGCGAACATGCCCGCGATGTCTGCGCCCTCAGTTGCGGCACTGTAAACCTGCGCCACATTGCGAAGCGTCACAGTCTCAACCGCACCATTACCGTTTTTACCCTTAGCCATAAGTACCAATTCCTTGTGTCTGTGTTTAACATCTAGTCGCGATGCGCCGCGCGTCTTTAACTATGGCGAGGGTAGCGCACTATCTTTCAAGCTGCTTATGCCCGCCTGCCATCTGGCCCCGGAACCCGCCTTGGGCGGGTGCGGGGTAGAGCCCGCACCATTAAAGATAGGCATTAAACAAACGGTTTTCAACCGTATTAAACAAAAAAGTTGGCGCTCGGGCATGTTTTTTTTCCTACTCGTAATTGTGCTGGCGGGCCTGGCGGCCCACCATATATGGGGGCATAAGCCCCCATATCCCCCCGCCCATCCCCCCCGGCACCCCCGCCGGGGTCGCCCTGGATGTACAGCCTGGTATACCCCCTGCTAGAGTTAGGCCATGTTGTTGTTGAGCCGTGGACAGACCGTTTCCTATAGGACTTAGGAGAAAAAAAAAAAAAAAAAAAAAAAAAAAAAAAAAAAAAAAAAAAAAAAGAACAATAAAAAAAACTTACAAAACCAAGCCAACCGGGTGGGCCGGTTTA